TTATAAAAGAAAATAAGTTGGAAAATATTGGCTCAGGGACTCAATTATTATCCGATAAATAAAAGTAATTCTTATAAATGCTAGGTATCCATAACCCTCTGCTCCATACTTACTTATCATTGCAGGTATTTTGGGATCATTTCTGGCATTATAGTCATGCAAGAAATAATAAGTCTCTTTCATAATTTCTCCTCTATATTAAAATTTTAAAGCAGGATGCCAGAACGGCACCGGCACTCTACTTTAAAATTTTTCAATCATTACACTTATCTAGTACAAATCAAAATATCCCTTCTAGTCTCAAGTTCCATCTGTCTATATTCTTCATCAATTTCAAAATCAAAAGGGTAAATCACTATCATTTACTGTTGGAATATCATCCTTTGATGCTTCATTAGGAACATTGTTATCAGGTTTACTGTTTTTACTGCTAAGAACCATTGAACATGCTTTTCTCATGGAAGCATCCTTGGCATTTTTAGCTAACCATTCAATATAATCTGGAGCCTCAGACATTATATGTCCAAGTGTCTTACCTTTGTGTTTTCCAAACTTAACTTGAATGTTTACTACTTCATCAGCTTTCATATTCTCTATATTTTCTCTTTCCTGAAGCTGAGTCATATCCTCAATATCCTGAGTAAATATTTCTGAGAGACTTGCTACTGTAAGTGTTGCATCTATCTGGGCTCTTTTCTTTGCCATTTTAAGTATTGTGTTAGCCTGACTGCATATATCATCATTTTCAATTTTATATTTTGTAATTCCATAATTGTTCGTTTTAGCTTTTAAAGTACTTGTATCTAATCCTATAGAAAGTTCCTCTTCTTTTACCCATCTCCAACGATATTTATCTTCTTTAGAATTGCAGCTTCCAACACCTTCAGTTATCTTCTGACCATTCTTTCTTAATATGCACTTGATGGTATATGCAAATACTCCCTTGTCATAATCCTCAATTTTCTCAATTATGTCATATTCACTTGTAAGTCCCATGAGCATGAGTATTTTTTCCGCACCTGGCTTAAGTAAGGTTGGCTTTGTAACTCCTCCAATTTCTCCATAATCATGTCCTCTTTTTAAAGTTTTCTGAATTATTGATTGAAACTGTGCTATCTTACCTAATGTATTTCTTATTTCTCCTATTTCTAAGCTATCCAATAAACTTATTACTTTGTTTTGAGGTCTAACTAATGTGGTTTCCATAAATATTTCCTCCTATCTAATTCTTAAGCTTTCATTCTGTGCTATATCGACACCATTTACTTCCACACCAATTTTTATATCTTGCAAAATTAATTTTTTATCAATCTTAGGTTCTTGAGGAACTAAATACTTTCCTGGAATTGATTTGGAGTCTTTTACAATTACTTGTTTAGGATTTCTTTGTATTGCAAGTGTAAATAACTTTCCTTGTATTTTCTTTTTTCCAATAGAATTCATTTGATCATAAACATATCTCTTTAATGTTTCTACTCTATTTTCTAAAACACGTTTTCTATCTTGAAGTCTCTTAATTTCATCGTTAATTCCTTCAACATCTACTTTCATACTTCTAATAAGTTTTGCTATATTTTCTACTTTAATATTGAATTCCTCATCTATACCATCAAAAGCTTTCTTTATTTCCTCATCTGGAAATTCCAGGTTGTCCAAAAGTTCCTGAATATTCCTGTATCTACTACCTATATCATATAATTTACTCAACTACCATTTCCTTCTTGTCCACCATTTTAGATACTTGGGGAACACTTATTTCTTGAGCATCTTCAACTACTTCATTTCCCAAAATTTCAATTTCAATTTTAATTATTGCAGGATATTTTTTATAATCCTCTAAGCTTTTTAAGTTTCTAAACTTTTCAAGTAAGAATTTATCAAATTCTTTGTCATTTATCTGAATTCCAAACTTTGATTTTTCCAGTATACAACCATCAGTACTATATTTCATTTTATTTCCTCCTATTTTGAGAATTAAAAATAGATACTCTATTTTAATTTCCCACCATTTTTATTTTTTAAACTTATTTAAAATTTTATTTTAAAATTTATTTTTTTATTAAAAAATTTTCCATATTTGATTTTCCTCTCATTTCACGATAAATTGAGAATAATAAATTTTTACCTTTTTAATTAAAGGCTTTCTTTTTTATATCTATCTAAGACCTTCAAATATTCTTGATATATATCATCTGCAATCCTTAAGCATAGTGCTGCTTGACCAGAACGCATTAAAATCATTTTTGCAGTATTATCAACTACAACGATCTTATTTTTTTCAACAAATTCTAATATTCCATCATTCTCTGAATAATCTTTTATGCAAACATGAGTTTGTAGAAAACTTTCTTCAGGTTTTACAGTTATTCTTGCTACTACTGAAGAATCGTCAGTATCAATCAAAGTTAAAACTATATTTTTATTATTAAAGAATTTATTTTCTCTATATTCCTTAGTTCGGGCACCAGTAAATAAAACTGTACCTTAAATCCCATATATCCTGAAAATTCCATGCTGATTGATATGTAGTTATAGATATTATTCTCCCACTGGAAGGTACGGTAAACTCTATATATACTGCTAATTTATGAAATACTTTCATTTCTTTTTCACCTCACCCCCTTAATAGCAACTCTAACCCTTCTAAAGCAATCATGCATAATAAGTCTTTGATAATCATAAAAGGAGAGGTGCTCGCCTCTCCTAGATTTATTCTTATTTTGTTTTTCAATTTTATCCTTGAGGATATCTTTGACCCTCACACCTCTCCACATTCTTTGAAAAACAAAAATAAGCACCCCAATTATGGGATACTTATTGTGAGTTTAAATTGTTGGGGTAACAATTTATCTGATGGTAGTTGCGCTTAGTTTTATATTCTCTCACACAAGATATAGTATTAAATTTTACGGTTTCCCTCATCGGAACTCCATTTAACTCTGGAGCCAAAGGTTTATCAAAAAAGGAGAATTTAACAGTTACCATCAATTATAATCCCTGGTGCATTATCACAATACCTATTATATTACATTTTGGCAATATTTTAATTCCTATGTAATTTCAATTTAGTTTCCAAATAATTCCTTAAAGACAGCTATTTATGTTTAATGAAAAATTTACCGATAACACATACAATTATAATTAAAGCACTAATAGCAATAGGAATCCCAATAACATTTTTTATATCTATATACATTTTATCCACTTCATCCCTCCCAAAATTTATCATGTTATAAAAATTACAACATACATTAATTCACTGCACTAACACAAGGTTCCCAATTAGCAATATTCCCAATCAGCCTGTGTCCTGTCTTAGTAACAGCACCCTGTGTGTCATATTGAATTTCATACCTATCTGCCAGTCAGCTTTACTATATTTATATTTTTCCTTCAAAAAATCCTGATCTTCAATCCTTAAATCTTTTATATTAACTTCAAGCACAGAATTACTGGATTCCATATTTCATAACCGTTCTTCTATGGCTGCTACCTCAACAACTTATCCATTATACACAGTAAAGTCCTCTCAACATAGGTTTCACTTGTAGGACTTGTCTGAAACCCACGGATGCAAAGAACTTATTTAGAAGTTATAAAAACTTATTAATAAAATCAGGTGTAGAGCATAAAAAATTTCATTGCTTAAGAGACATACTTATGCTTCAAAATTATTTGCAAACAATATTCCACTTAAAACTGTACAAGTTTTGTTAGGTCACAGCAATATAAAAACAACTGCAGATGTCTATACTCATGAATACCTAAGCAAAAAATTGATGCTGTGGAAAAATTAAATTCTATATTAAAATTAAAAATTGACTAAAATTACTACAACTATACATATCCATCTAAAACTAATGTGTTAAACTAAAAAATACGAGTGTCTTGAAAGCCTTCAAAACACTTGTATTACTCAATTGGTAGTCCCTAGGAGGATCGAACTCCTGATTTGTATTTTGCTAAAGATATTAATAGATATTAATTTACATGCATTGGCACTACTTCGCTTAAAGCAGATATCTCACTATAAAATATAATATCTTTTGGTATGTATATATAACTTATGTGTTAAAAATGTGTTAAGTGATTTTATTATTTTATAGAGTATTATCAATGTCTAAAAGCAATTTTTATTTTTTATATTGTGCTAGCTTTTGATACTAAAAACCACTTTATAGAAACTCAATTATTGTAAAATTTATATGCACATTTAATATTTTATTAATTTTACTTTCTATCATATTTTTCAAAATCATCAAATATTTTTTTATGAGTTTTATCTAATAGCAAAGTTTCATCTAACTGTTGTAACAAATCATACTTTCTTATTAGTAGTAAAAATTTTCCTTCGCTGTATTTATTCATAGAATTATAGAATATTAACAACATTTCATATGTAGAAAGTTGTGCCCTAACTAAAGATGCATAATATTCTTTATCATTTTGATTAATAATATTATTCCTATCAATAAATTTTATTATATGATATAAATTTCTAAAATAATGTCCAATATACCTTTGATTTAGTTTATAAAATTTTTCATAAACATTGCGAATACTATTTAACTCTTGAATATAATCTTTAATATGTGTATAATTTTTTTTATTTTCTTTATAAAAAGCCTTTAATTGATTATATGCTATCTCAAAATACTCTCTACCTTTTTTATCATTATAAATAATAGAATTAATTATATCGTTATTAAAAGATAATAAATTAAATAATGTATTTTCAAATCTTTGTATATTGACATTTTTATTTTGTTCCTGACTTTCTTCCTTAGTTATTTCTAATTGCTTTAAAGCGTAAATTAATGTACCGACAGTACCTATTGAACCTATCCACGTAGCTATATCTCCAATATTTGCTTTTGCAGGGTTAAGTAAAAAGTAAATTATTAATATAGCTACTAATAGTTCAACCAAAAGCATCTTTTTATCTTTCATTTTTATTGTTTTCATCTCCATATAATGATCCTATTAATATTACTGATAATTTTGTAAAAGTAAATTCACTTATTATTTTAATATAAAAGTTAAAACGAATTTAAAACAAAAATCTATACTTTTTCTATGAAAATATAAGTTTTTAAAATTACATTTTATTTTATTTTGAATATTTATATTATTTAATAAAATCACTAATATGATGAACTAATGGTTGAATATAAGGCTCAAGCCATTCCCAACTTTGATGAATAGTATTAACCAATGTTAATACTACTTGTACATTTTTAGCTTTGTCCACTATACCTTTTTTCTTAATTTTATTATTTGCTTCTTCTATACTATCGGAAGAAACGCTAGTATTTTCTAGAATAATATCTTTTAATGATGTTGGAGTATTGAGTGTTGAGTCATAATTACCAGTTGAAATTTGATTACAATTTAACTTTTCTTGTACTTGTAAGCAAACATTCTTTTTTTTTATATATTCTCTATAGTTATCATTAATATAATAAATAGGAAATATATTTTCTAAACCAATTACAAATTCAGTTACTGAATCGCAATCTTCACACTCAATATTTTTTCCTAAATAGTCCTCATAAGAATCAACTATATCCATAATATCAAAATTATCACATCTTATTTCAAATTTTAATTTCAAATATCCCATATTAACTAGTTTATTTAATCTATTTATCACTAATTTAATCGGAAATTTCAGCATCTTACAAATTGCTATAGGATAAAAACTTTTAACATTTTTATTTGATGCTAGTTTCTCAATATAACTATCTATTTCAAATTCATTCATATGTTAAAATCCCTCCTCCTAAATTATCATAATAAATATTTTAACAAGCTACTTTAGATGGTAAATTAATTATAGCACTTTTTGCCTTATATATTTTATAGTTTTTTCACTAACAGAAGATTTAAAAAATATAGAAAGAGTCTTTAAGCCAACTGATATTGTGTAAATTTCTCCTACAGGAGAATCTGAAAACTTTATCAAGCCTGAATAATTAGTTATATATTTTTTTAATACATTATAAAGAGTTTGTTTTGATAAATCTTCTTCACAATCTTTCCTTATTTTTAATCCAATACTAGCCATTCCAGCTAATAATAATTCTGTAAATGGTGTACCATCAGTATCTATATTTAAAGCCTGAACCTTATCATTAAATTTTTTTATATCTTTATCTCCAAAATAGTCATCAATAACTATTAACATATTAACTAATAATTCATTGTTCTCTTCAGTCAATTTTAAATTTTTATCAGGTATAGATAGAGATTGAGCAAAATTTCCATTATATAAGGAACTCTTAAATTTTTCTAATGATCCATTGTAATTTTTTAAGACATCTAAGTCTCTAATAGAAACATACATGGCTTTAAATGTGTCCATTAACTGATTAGCTATACGTGTAGCATCTTTTGAATTAGTTCTTATTTCTAAGTATTCACAATTAAGATCTACTATTACTACAACATTATTAATATTCTTAAACTTTGAATAGTCTTGACCATCGTTATAAGTTTTAGTACCACATGGAATCATAAACCTCATGATATACTTATTATCATCTAATTTAATGCAAGTATATAAACTGGGGCTCTCTAAGCTTTTATTATTTATAGATTTAATTTTATCAAAACAATATTCATCAGATTCGATTTTTTTAATCAATAAATCTTTATAGTTTTCAATATTATCATTTCCTACATATATAATTTTAAACCATTTCACTGATTTTCTTCCTGCAAAAATTTTACTCAGCAAAACATCTTTAGCCTTATTATCTTTAAATATTAAATCTATATTATCAAACAAACGTTGTCTAGGATCTTCTTTGTCATTTAATTCTATATCTAATATTTTTATTATTTTATCAATTTCTTGATTAGTCAAATTTATAAAATCTGACTTTACTATAATATCTTTTATTTCCATATAATATCCTCCAATATATAACAATATTGTACTTTCAAAAACATTATTATATAATAGAGACGTCAAATGATTTGAAAGCACATATACTGTCATAGGTCCACCAAACTTATGACAGTTTTTTCTTTAGTATAGGACATGCCTAACAAACATTCAACAATTTCGACAAAAGTATACTTAATTTTCAATAGTTACATTATCTGTCATTTATATAATATGTATTCAATATTTACTTTTAAATTCCTTTCAATATTTAATAATTTCTAATAATCAGCTCGCTGTATTTGTGATCTTTATCCTTGTACTTCCCCATAAGGTTATGATTTCGCTGGACTTCATCTATATTGAAATCCTTATACAATCCTCTTACGAATTCACAATCATTATATGAAAGAATAAACTTCCCCTTCACATTTTTAAGAACTTCACACAGCCTCACATGATCCTCTTTGGAAAATTGAGCCTGATAGTATCTTTCAGTACCGTAGTAGGGTGGATCAAGATATATTAAGGAATCCCCTTTATCATAAACCTTAAGTAAATCCTCAAAGTCTTTATTCTCAATCACTACATTTGAAAGCCTTTCCTGAATATCAGTAAGATATTGAGTCATTACATTAACATTTCTTTTTACACATCCATAGGACCTGTGATCACTTCCATAGCTTGTCTTGATTAACATGAAAAATCTAGCTGCTCTTTGAATATCTGTCATTCCTCTAGTGTTGTATTGGCTGACAAAACCATAAAATATCTCCCTTGAATTCAACATGAAAGAGAGTTCCTTTTGTAGCTCTCCACAGTGAAATTTTACACATCTAAATAAATTGACCAGGTCTCCATTTATATCATTGTAAACTTCCATGTTGGCCAGTTTATCTTTTGAGAACAATACCCATGCTGCACCTCCAAATACCTCTATGTATCTATTGAACTTTTCAGGAAAGCGTTTGATTATCTCCTTCCTAAGTAATTTTTTCCCACCTATCCAACTTATAAAACTATTCATATGTACCTCCTATATTCCAGATAATACTATTATATACGAACATGTGTTCTGTTTCAAGGTAGAATATGATAGTGCATAATAGTTGACTAACTATATTTTTTTGCTAATATCTAACTAAAGATAAAAGCTTAATAACTTAAAGTTTTATAGGGTTCCGTAGTTTAAAATAACTAGTCTGGTTCAAGATAAAACGCACAGTATACTGTGTTCACGGAAGGATAAAATCCTAGAAGATATTTTACAATATCAGCCTATGGCTTTTTATTTTTTTGTATATTATAAGAATGGATGAAAGCTATGAAATGGATAATGTTAATTATTGCATGTCTATTTGAAATAGGATGGGCTGTAAGTTTGAAATTTGCACATGGATTTACAAAACCTATACCAAGTATATTTACAATAGTAGGCATGATAGCAAGTTTCTACTTTTTATCATTAGCATTAAAAAATCTGCCTTTAGGTACAGCGTATGCTACTTGGACAGAGATAGGCACTATTGGTACTGTAATCTTAGGTGTACTATTATTTAAAGAGCCTGTTACTATAACTAGACTAGTTTGTATTTACTTTATAGTAATAGGAATAGTTGGATTAAAACTTGTATCTCGTTAACTTTTTATTACTGATAAACATAGAATTATTTAAAGCCTAGAAATTATTTAACTTTCTAGGCTTTAAATTGTTATAGTTTTTGTGGTTCATTTGTATTAACAAATTTATTTTTATCTACCAGCTTTTAATACTATTTGGTTTTGTGCAACAATTTTTCCATTTTTATCATATCCTTTTACAGTTATTTTATAATTAGCATTAGCAGTAAAACTGCTTCCTCCATTTCTTATATATATAACTTTAGATGCATTTTGACTTAATTGAATATAATTGGAATTAGGTACTTGTTTTGCAAATGACCATGAAGCTCCTGTATCTGAATCTACCCATGCATATACACGTTCTATATCACTACTATAACTTCTAATTATTAGATTTATACCTGGATTTCCATTAACATTTGTTCCTCCACCATCTATATTAACATAAGAATTTGAAATTATTATTCTTCTTCCACCACTAAAATCAGATCTATCTACTGATGCTATTTTGACTACATCACCAGTCTGAGGAGCATTTATATATGAGCCATTTCCTATATATATTCCTACATGATATGCAGGTGATCCAAAGAATACCAAATCTCCTGGTTGAAGATTTGCTCTAGATACTGGAGTACCGACTTTTTGTTGATCCTGTGAAGTTCTTGGAAGTGAAATGCCAAAGTGAGCATATACGTATTGAACTAATCCTGAACAATCAAATCCAGATGGGTTAGTTCCACCCCAAACATAAGGAACTCCTAAAAAATTTTGTGCATAATTTACTATTTCTTGTCCAGTAGTTTGAGCTTTAACAGGACTTAAATTTACTGCCAATACCATAAATAGTGCTAAAACGACACTTAATATAGTTGTCTTTTTTTTTGAGTTTTTTTCATTTGTTAACTTTTTTTCCATTGATTTTCCCCCTAAATTTTTAATACTTTGTTTATATTTATTACTATTCTATACAGTTAATTAAATTCCTTCTTTTTTTATCCATCATAATTCTACATATTATTACATTTCCATATCCTTGCTTGTATTTTATAAATAGTTTAGAAACTTAAGGCGGTGTTTGCCTAATCTCTAAATTATTTACATTAAACTGTTGCAGTTCCAGCAGTACTCTGAATACTAGCAATAGTCTGCTTCAACTGAGTATTCTCAGCCTGTACTGCTGCCAAGTCCTGATTTATTTTAACAATCTGTGCATTCTTTTCAGCTTCACTTACAGGAGCATGTCCAAGGTCATTCACTGCTTCCTGGATAAAATCATCAATAAGCTTTTTCTGATTATCTGTTGGAGTAACATTAATTTCTTTCAGTGCTGCATACACCGTTTCTTGTGCGGACTTGAATTTTTCTTCATTTGTTTGAAGACTTCCGGTATGCGCTAGTTGTTCAGCTGCTTTTACTCCGGCCACTGCCTTTTGTTCAATCCAATCTACAAGTGTTGCTGCAGGTTTTAGACTTGGAATTGTCTTTGCTACCTGGATAAGTGGCTCTGTTGCTTTTAATACATCTCCAGTTGTATCAAGTACTTTTTCAGTGTTAACACCTTTTTTCTTAAGATAAGGTACCAATCCATAGATACCACCAATTACCCCTACTAAAACTCCACCTACTGCTACAATATCATTTACATTTATCATTTTTTATTACCTCCATTATTTTGATAATTTAAAAAAGGTAGTTCAATTAAGAAATACCTATAGTTGTTTAGATCCACTATTACCTTTGTTATCATTCCAATATGCTACTGGTGGTTTGCCTTTAAATAGAGTAATATAATTTCCTCTATCAAGGTGTATTCCTAATCCTCCATCAGATCTCTTTTCAATATAGAAATCACCTAGAAAATGCTCTATCGTATCACTTTCAGGTGGAATACTTGTATCATATTTCTTTATAGGAACTGAAACTTTTTCGGCTACATTGACTGTCTTGTTTTTTATAACCTTGAAGAAATTATCATCCATGTAGTTAAGATCAACATATCCACTTATACCAGATATCTGCCCTTTATCTGCATACTGCCACACCGTAAAGTATTTCCATAACGTAAAACTTGGTTTAATAACACCGTAATTTGCAACCCACAACGGGAATTTTGTTATCTTGGAATTTAAATGTGCCTGTATCCAACTTGGATTTGCATAGAACAAAGGCTGTCCCACTACAGATGCTTTGTCTAAAAAATCTATACATAAGTCTGTAATATCACCAGTGCAGTTGTTTTCTGCATCCAATATAACTATGTCTGGATTCGTGTTTTTTATAAAATCAAGGAAATTAGCTATTTCAGTAAGTTCTTTGGCTTTGTCTGCAAAATGTGAAAAGTGATATGCTCCAGTAAGTAACCCTGCTTTCTTGGCGTTTTCTATATTAGTATGATATTTTTCATCTCGCGATCCTGTTCCAGAAGTACCTTCTGTAGCCCTACAAAATACAAATTGATATCCAGCATTTTTCAAGATATTCATATTTACATTGCCATTAAGGTTACTTATATCTACACCTTTAATCATAAAATTTTACCTCCTTTACTTTTTCAATATATTTTTAACTTAAAAATTTACCAATAATAATGCCAACTATTACAGTAATAATCTTATCTATAAGACCATCCCATTTCCTAGCTGGCTTTTCTTTTAAATTTTCTAATTGTGTTGTCATTTTTTCTATTAATTGTTTTATATCTTCAAGTGTATCTTTAAAATTCTGCACATCTTTTGCGGTACCTACATTCTGATTCTCTATCTTTTTAAGCCTGTCAGAATGGTCATTTAACCTTCTTTCATGTTGGTCAAATGTCTCCGTTATCTGCCTATGTCTTTCCTCACATAATTTTGCATCATAGCACTCACTCATTTCCAGCCTCCTATTTTGGACAAAATAAAAAGACTATCTCTAGCCCTCTGTTATTTCTTCAAACATATTATCAAAGGTCGTTGCTTTGATGTCCTTTAATTTATTCATACTAAGAATCCCTTTCTTTAATGTTATATAGTAAATACCGTAATATTTTTGCTAGCTTTTACCAAAAATATAGCTTTAAATTAACCCTTTAAGCTTATCTTCTCCAAAAAGTTTATGCTTTAAGTAAGCGTATTTAATTTTTAGCTTTCATCATCCTAATCTCAAATTTGCTATCCAAACTATCAATTAATTTATTCATATTTCCATTAATATGTCATATTATCTCTTGATAATTTATTTAAAATATGTTCCTTTGGTATTCTCCTAAATGGTTCGTAGTTGTAATTATATAAATTAATGCCCATTCTATATTTGGTTGCTCTTAGATCTGTCATATTAGAAATTAATGTCATACCTTCGCCACTATTTGTGATTATACCAATATGATATTTGCTTGGCCTTAGGTTTGTAAGTATACCAACTACAGGCATACTTAGATATGGAGCTATTATTCCAATATAAGTCGCCATTTTATGCCACCTCTAATTATTTATTTTTATGGCTACTGCCGCGGGTGCAATACTATCACGATAATAGCCATAAATACCGATTAAAGTTGTACCATTGACAGAATAACCACCCATAATAAAAACTTGATAAGTATCAGAACCTACTGTCACTATATCCCCGTTTACTATACTGGTATTTGGCATACAATATAATCCTGATAACACACCTAGAGGCCCGGGGTCACCGGCACCACAGCCATCTCCAGTTACGTAAACAGGTGACAGTAAATATGCTCCTATAGGCGTTGGATTTAAATTATTCAGATTGCATTCACTTAAAGCATGGGCATTATAGTGACCTAAAGAATTTTTATGCCAATAACAACATGAGGAACTAGTCCCCCAAGATGATGGTCTTCCCAAAATATCCCCTAAAATAAGTTGATTTGTGTAATATAGCCCTTCTAAATTTGTACTAGGTTCAGGATAACCTACATATAGGAAATGTGGATATGTTACTGTGCCTGTATTTGTCTGCTGAATAACAATTAATATCCTATGATCTTCAATATCTATGAAATAATCAAACATAGTTGTTGGAATTTTGTTATAAAGATCAAAGCACCATATATTACAATAATAACTTCTATTTGTATGAGTTCCATTCTGACCATCTGTAGCATTTGGTACATAATTATCTGAAAGCCATGCAAACAAAGCACCGCTAACTCCAGTCGAAAGACTTAAATCTAAACTTTTTAAAGTCATAAATATACTTTGTTGTTTTGCTCCTATGGGTATACTTTTAAAAACCCAGCCATCTGACATAGCTCCTGAATATAAGTGGTCATTTGTTTTATTACTGGAAATTTCAGTCCAGTTAGAACCAGGAGATAATATAGCATCATGTATTGTTTGCATTAAATCTTGTTTTTGACAAGAACCTTTAACCATCATTTTAAAATCACTTCCCTTTTATTGTCCTAAATAAATTTTATAAAAATTTAATACATCTTCATATATAGCCTTTAATATATTCTGCTGCTGTGATTTATCTGTGCTAATAGTAAAATCAAGGTTTACTGACCTCTTTAATTTGAGAAGATTAATTACTTCAATAAAATCTTCATCGGGTATAATAATATCATTCATTATATTATTATACGATACTATAAATTTATCCTTGTCCATTATTTTTGAACCTCCAAACCTAGTATTTTAATATTTAATTGCACCGAAGAGTTCATATTAAAATTCTTTATTTTTATATGCAAGCTATTTGTATCCACATCCTTATCCTTATATGGTATAAAAACACTATCCGTGTAATGATTTACCTTATACGAGTCATAAAGGGCAAAGCCATCATCAACCTTATCAAGAATTTGAAATCTGAAGTTGCTACCGTCTTGAATATCCAAATATAAGGTAGTTATCATAATAGATGTATCTCCTAAATCATAGTTCTTTTTCAGTTCTTGATTAGGATTTAGTTGTATTAAATCATTTATCTCCCTGTACTTCAAATTCAATCCTCCTGAAGAATTTTGCACATGACTAAGTATCTCTTCAAGTATTTGTTCACTACTCCATGTAGTTGATCTAGATACTCTACCATCATCCATAATAATGTTGCTATCTAAAGTCACACTGAAAAATTCACTCATATATTCACCTACTCACTTATTACAAGTTGGAAATCTCTCACCGAGAAATCATGATTTTCTGCATTTTTAATTATTTTTACAAATATATCTTTACTCTTACCTTGTACTAAATTCAAAGTTACTGTATCAGAATAGACTTCACCATCTAGACTTAACTGAATCAAATCATTACTTGAAGTCTGTATTCCAATATTTAGTCCTGTATAATCAATAGTATCTACATTTTTGATGCTTATACTTTCTTCTAGATCTTTCAATATTCCTGGACTTGTATTTGTGACAACCAAACCATTATAGATTATTTCAAGCTCATATTTACTGAATACATATACATCACCATATTTTAAGTCCATCAAGTCAGATCTGTACAATTCATTGCCATCAGTATCTTTGAAAACAAAATATCCTTTAATATTGGAATCTAAAAATACCTTGCATTCCATATTACTATCAAAAACTCTGGTTTTAAGTAAATTGTCATTCACATCATATAATTCACAAGTAGTATTTTCAGGAAAGTTTTGCAATGTTACATAGGGACTTGCATAAACTCTGTAATTATCCAATATAAAATCTTCATTACTGTATTTTTCAAAACCTTGATGAAGTATTTCATCTGGAAAATTCATTCCACCTATATTGGTATAGTTAATTCCATCATCTGATACATAGGCTTGGATGTAATTATCCTGCTTAAGTATTTTCCAGAACTTATGCTGTTCATCTTGCTTTTTATCTTTAATACCAAATGCATATTTTTCATTATCAAAATATATAGCTGCATAATCATCTTCACCCATAGAACTAAAATTCTGTTTTTCAAATTCTAAAACAAACTCAGAGAAATTAAAGTTTCTCTCAATCTTGCTATTTGAAATCAGTTTTACTTTTCCTGTACCAATATCTCTTGAAACATTTGCACTCCCCGCAAAATCACTAAAAGAAGAAGTCAAGAAGAAATTCTCAACCTCCAGCAGTCCATCTTTAACTTTTATAAGTTTCATATACTCACATCCTATTATACATTAGGTTGCATCATGTAATCATATGGTACAAATTCAACTACATATACATTGCTTATACCATCAGCAGCTATTAACTTTTTTGCTTCTTCCATGGCATCCTTATAACAATTTGTTGAATAGGAATTTATAGGGTTGCCATATTCATCTGTTATCCCTCCGTAATTTAAAGAAGTTAAGCTTCGATACGTTCCACTCAGCACTCCCCATTCTCTTTGACGTGGTGATTTAAAATCTATTAAATTGGCCATTAGTATCATCTCCTAAAATATTTTTCTTTTCTATATTTTGAGTATCAATATAATAATATCTTCTACCTTTTGTCTTATTTAAAGACTTTATGATATCACCATTTTGGGCAATCCTATTAAAATTTCTCTCTATGTCCATAGCCTTTGAATTCCTCCAAAGTGGGACTGTATTAAAATGATGATTTTTTAAATAAGCTATTAAATTTGCTATAAGTACTCCTATAGCTTGTAATCCAGTATAATAATTTAAAAAATACACTTTTTCAGCCTCCCATCTAATCCATCTATAAGCTCTATAGTAATCTGAATTAGGTTTAGAAGTTTCTAAAGTATACCAATCATACAATAGTTCCATAATAAATTGCATTGATTCTTTTCCTGAGCAACATAGCCATCCTTGAACATTATCGTGCCATATCATAATCAGGATATTTACTAAATCTAACATAATTTCAATACTTACTGAATAAGTAGGAATATTACAATCTATACCCCAGGTATTTCCCCAATCTATTGGGTGATTTTTGAATCTAAGATACTCATAACCCTCATTATTTAAAAATTCCTGATTATAGCAAAAATCTTTATTTGGAATGATTAAAGTATCTCCTGGATCTGTAGGATTTAACCACCACAATCTTTTAATAATATCTATAAATTTATTTTTACCTGGCTTAAATACTTCTTTTTCAGTATAATTTTTTATATACAATTCATTTAATTTTAATATATCTATAATAGGAAACTCACTTAATTGTTTTTCATTCTGAGTAAATATTTCTATTAATTTTTCTCTTCCAAGATATCTACAAGTATTCTCATACATAGATTTTTGTGAAAATCTTCTAAATGATTTACCTGAAATTTTAACTATATTTTTAATACTGCCTCTATCAAAATAAGTGCTTTCCATGATTTTAAACATATCTTTTTTTATATTCTTTTTAAGAGTCTTATTAGCTAATGCCTTGTATATATGTTTATAAAACGATCTATCTAAAGATGTTATACTGTCTATTTGTGTTATTTTCCTTAATATACTCTTTGAAAGCATAAAATTCAGAACAACTTTACTTGTATCTATTCTTATGAATCTTCGTAAAAACATATTTTTAATTTTATTTATGGTAACCACAGTATCTCGTTCATAAAAATTTCTATCTTTATCTAAAATTATTTCTTTAAAAACATTTCTTCTTAAAAGTTCTCCAACCAACTTATTTATATCTCTATACCTATTCAAAGTATTAAATATACAATAGTTATTTTTAAGTATTTCTTTATTTATTAAATCACTTAAGTATTTTTTAGTATACCTATTGAGTTCCAGACCATTTTTTGCATTCAGAGATTCATAAGTACTCTTTAAAAGGTCATTGACCTTTTTATCGCATAGATTTTTACCAAGTGGAATATTAATTATAAAGTCTTTAATGTCCTGCAAAACATTAACATTTTCTATGGATATACTAATATTTTCACTGTTTTTTAGTTGTAAATTACTATACTTAATTAAATTTACAGCCTTTAAATTCTGTAAAATAATGCTATCCCCTATAAAAATATCTTTCTTTCCAAACTTAAACATTTTACTTGAATGTTTAAATATCTCACTCTTATGCTTTTTAAGCTGCTTCCTATTATCTTTAATTATTGCTTTCTTAGGTACATATAATGATTTAAGCTCAGATTTATCAATAATATCAACTGAATTTTTATTTAAAATGCTAATATTGCTTTTAAACATATTTCCCATTGAACTACCACTAAATAATTGAGATTCAACTTTATTAACATTATTTTGATTATTTAGAGACAGTAACTTAGGAGTATAATTTATTATTTCTGCTCTAGTATCATATTTAAATGTAGCTCCAGAACAGATATTATCCCCTGCATATTTAAAATTGCACAAGGGAATTGTATGCAGGGACATTCATAATCACTCCTATTCAGCAACTTTTTTCCACCTTATAGCGATAGAACTATTGGGATTAACACTATTATTTAAAAAATTAAAAGGTGCTGTAATTCTAAATTTCTTATAGTTTTCCTCTGAATCAGTGTCCCTCATATAAGTTAACATATCTTCATCATTTATATTAGATCCATCTCCAGCTAATACATTTATCATATTTCCTCTTTCCATATCAATTGGATGAACTAATGTAATCGGAGAAAATTGATGCTTCTTGTGGTCCCATCTTGAACCTTCTACATTACACTTGTCCATGAACATATTAGTTGAGTAAAAGCCAGGATAATGTGGTTGATATGGCATTCCTATTTTATTGGCAATCATACATACATCAGTTATACCAGTTGCAGTTCTTTGGCCATATGGATTACTATAGCCAGGTTCAACATCTGAGGATACTGTTATACCAAAATTATATTCATCATCTGTATAAGCTGAATCTTCTATAGGTTTTAAAGCTCCAATATAACAATATCCAGTTAAATAATTATTGTATGGGGACACATCAGCAGACGGATCACCTCTGAGCACTAAATTTATACTATCTTTTGTAACAGTAATCCAGTATTCAACAGGTAGAAAATCTTTTATTTCTGATTGTAGATTTCTATACCATGCTAATCTATAATTGTAACTTTTTTGGATATCATTAGGAATAGATATATCATCACCTGCAGCATTTAATTTATCTGATATCTGAATTCTTATATTATTTATTGCAAGCCCTTTTGTCATAGCATTTACATAATCACTGTATCCACTTCCCGATACGTCAGGATTTTCTCCTGCCATTATCTCTAAAACCTCTGCATCAGTTCTTGTCTTATTATAATATCCTCCACTTCCATTTGGAGTACTATAAGAATGTAAATCTTGAAATTTCTTTATAATTTGTTTATCTTTCAAGCTTAAATCCATAGGTTCTCTACTAAATTTCACGTAAAAGGTCTTTCCATATGATGTAGTAGCTTTTATTATGCATGTATCATCTTGATTGGAAGTTGAAAAAACAGTTTGAACTTTATCTGTACTGCTACCATCTGCAATTAAGTTTATTGTAGATCCATCAATTGCTGCACCAACTTTATCTATACTATCTGGAATTACTAAATCCCATTTATAAATTCCTGCATTTTGAGTTATTTCAGTTATAATTGATCTCATTAAGTTTTTCACGCTAGTATTACCTTCAATACAGTAAAAATCCTCCGTTACTGCCATCTAATTACCTCCTTCTATATATTCCAAATCAATTGTGCATTGCCTGCTGTTGCCACTTAAATTGTGCAAAATAAAATAAATAGGAGTGTTAGCATTTACTTTATAATAAGTATTAAAGTATTTATGCTCTCCTATTTCTTTGGTTGTGGCACTGTCTATTATTCTGTTCTTATTTATTTCAACGCTGTATCTATCTTCTTTTTTCCAGCCTGTCTGATTTAAATGTATTCCTGATAAATACACATCTTTATCAAAAATAAATTCATTCTTGTAATCTCCAACTATGGCAGGAACATCAAGCAACGCTCCCTGAATTTTTTGAGTACCTGTATATTTTCCTAATATAAATTGTTCTATCTTATTTTTAAGTCCTTTGTACTTTTCATCTGGCAGCAAAGCTTCTATTTCACTTAATAAAGATTCCAAATTTCCAGTGTTTAATTGAGGATATTCTCCTTTCATTGCATCATCTATAAGCTTCAGCAAATCTTTCTTTAATTGATCCGTCAATTCATCAAAATTTATAATATACTTTGGCAAACTCATTTTATGAATCCTCCAATATGTTAAAATCTACCCATAGTATCTTAGAAGAGCCACTTACATTATTAAATACAAAGTATATTTTTTGACCTGTAGTTACTGGATAAAAAACATTGAAGAACTTATTTTCTCCATACTCTTTAGTCCTGACACCAATAAATAACTCTATATCTTCTACTTTTAAATCCCATGTATCCTGAAAATTCCATGCTGATTGAGATGTAGTTATTCCAGTTATTCTTCCACTAGCAGGTATGGCAAATTCCATAGTATGTGCTCCTTCAACAGCTGGAACCTGAAGCATTTCTCCATATATTTTCTGTGTTCCACTTATACCTAAATTTCCTGATAATCCATCAAGCTTAACTCCTAGAGCATTTAATGCATTAATCAGATCTGTATAATTAACACCTTGTATCTTATCTCTTATTTGAGTAAGCAAATCCTCCATTTTATCTGTAGGTACTGTTATAGTTCCAATATCAACATTAACTCCATTTTCAAGATAAGCTTTTATTGCATCCGCCAGCTCATCAAAGTTTATTACATAACTTGGTAAACTCAATTAAATCACTCCCTTACACCTCGGTTATAGTATCAACTAAATTATCTGATCCCTTATTAATCTGTATTGTATCAGTGCTGCCATCAGGATAAGTTGTTTTTATTTGATATACTTTTCCACTGCCATCTCTTATAAGTTCTTCTGACCATTGATCTGAATCAGTGCCATATATACATTTAACTACCTTTTTTGTATCAGAATCTCTTATTAGTTGTATTGGATATTCAACAAGTTTACCGGTATACGGCTGCTCCCCTGTATCAACAGAAATCTTATTACCTACATTTCTCTTTCTAAGCTCCTGATTTAATATATAAACAACAGGATTTCTAAAATTGTTAAATCCCATACCAGACATTTTAACTTGCCTCCTTTATAAGACCAGAGTCAAGAAGTTTAGGGAGTGTATATATTTTATTTTTATCTTTCATACCTTGAAGCTGCAAAGTATTTGTATATCCATTGTCAGCATCCACTTCCGTATCTATTCCAACTACCAAATAATATCCTGGGACTGTATTATCTCTTAATAATTTTACTACTTGTCCTATATCAATATCCTTATTACCTAAAGTAGGAAGTATTGTCAAAGGAGTACTGTTTCTCCAATAATCTAGGAACTGCCATCCTGCTACAGCTTTTCTTTTTTCTTGTGTATTGGCCAATGGATTATCTATTATGTCATACCATTTCTCATCATTAAGATATTCTGTCATAGATGTATCTTCAAATTTATCAAAAGCAATATAATCTTGATTCTTAATTTTTACACTACACGTTATCTTGAGGATATTTTTCATTAAAGATGCATCTCTTCCAGCAGTATCAGAAGAATTATTGACAGAATCCCTGTACACCCAATCAAAATGATTTGCATCTCCACCACCTTCAATGTAAGGTGGATACTGTTCTTCTAAATATATAGTTCCATTCTTCCCACATCTTACAGATGCATGCATTGTTTCTATGAAATTTTGTATAACATCCATAAAAACAGTACCATCAGCTATGGTTAAATTTGAAATACTATAATTAGTACCACCTGAGCGATAAAAACTTAGTCCAACTCTTCTAACTAAATCTGAAATAACATCTGCAGCTGTAGTAGCACCATATTTTATCTGTCCATCACATACATTCAAAAGTCTATAAAACATATCATGGCAGGTCAAGGTTATAGTCTTATCCTGCTCATTGTATTCATACTTTTTAATAATTCCTGAAAACTGACATACAACATCAAACCATATTTCAATCCTGGCGAAGTTATCTATTATTCCAGAATTACCTCCTTGAAATGCTGCAATTGGAAGTTTTTCATATTCTGCTATTATTGTAGCTTCTGATACCTGTGTATCTTTGGCCCTATTTATTCTTATACTTACAAGGCTATTTCTAAGTATTATTTTATCTGCATCTGCAGTACCATAACTTATATAACCTTTCTTCTTGTATATCTCTACTCTAAAATCCATTATCATCACTCACCCAACCGGAAACATCATGATTACATAAAAGATGTATGGCTATATAATATATATCTCCCTCCACAGGAGTTGATGGTTCAAATTGTTCTTGTATATAGCCTTTATAGGTAACATCAAATTCATTAATCAATGTAAGCCTTTCAAAATATCTATTCAAGAACATCAGATAGGTTTCTACATTCTTTTGTGTCTCTTCATCAGTCTCACCTTTAACTTGAAATGCTAAAGTGCATTCAATTATACAATCACTTTTAAAATTCTGCTGAAATTGGGTGTACCCTGAAATAGTTCTAACACCTTTTCTGTAATATGCAGGATAAGGAGGCTTGTAATTGGTTATAATTGCACCTGTGTCAGTTCCATCATCATATAAAAGCTGTATGTTAAACTCTTTTAATCTTTCACGCATAGGAAGATGCCTCCTTATTTCTAATCTCTTATTACATCATTCATAAAGAAATCTACTAATCCATTTTTAAGTGAAGTCTTAGTCATTGATTTTACTTCATCTGTAAGTTTTGCAGTGCCTTTTTCTCCAGTGTCTGATACAGTTACATATAAATTTATCTTTGGATCAAAATTAAGTAATTTAGCTCCCATATTGTTGCTTAATTTTCCAGTATTACTACTTCCATAAGCACCATTTAATGCAATGTTATCAATTCCATGAAAATCAGGTTTTGTATTACCCAATTTTTTGATACCGTTTGCCAAGGCCATAAATCTCTGCTTTATAGGGTTCTGCATCTTATCTACTCCATTTATATACCCTTGTCCTGTATTTACACCAAATTCGTCAAAAACAGTTGAAGGAGAATGTATGCCCAGTACAGCCTTAAAAGTATTTTTTATAGAATTAGCTATTGATGTTACTTTATTTTTTATTTTACTTCCCATGCTACTTATACCATTAAATAAGCCTTCAAAAATAAATTTTCCTATCGATTTAAAAGCTCCACCAAGTCCTGAAAATATTGCCTTCCACCCTTTTACAACCATTCCTAAAAACTTTCCAAAACCAGTAAATATATTCTTCCATCCTGCAACAAGCTTACCTAACACTCCACTAAAGTCTGTAAAAATTAATTTCCATCCTTTAATTGACTTGGAGAAAAAACTTCCAATAGATTTAAATATATTTTTTATAGCATTCCCAAAAGCAGATGCATATTTTTTAAATCCATTCCAATGCTTTATGACCTCATATACTATTAATCCAATTCCAGCTATTATACCTATTGTTATAAGTACTGGAGGATTGATAAGTGCAGGGAGAGCTGAAAAAACACTTGCGGCTGATCTTAATCCTCTAAATATAGTCCCTACTGTTCTCACTGCGTTACCAATTTTTCTCATAGCTCCAACTACTGCCATTGTTGATGTTATGAACTTGCTGAATATAATCATTGTAGGTCCAAAAGCAGCTGCTATAATTCCTAGATAAACAATTGCAGTTTGAATAGGCCTTGGTAAATTAGAAAATCCATTAGCAAGCTTGCCTATAAAATCTGCAGCTTTTCTTATACCTGGTGCAAGGACATCTCCAATTCTTATACCCATAGTTTCTATTGAACCTTTCATTCCTTCAATAGCGCCTTTAAGGTTGTTTTGCATGGTATCAGCCATCTTTTTTCCTTCACCATCACAGTTTTTAAGTCCTTTTTCAAGGCTTCTAAACTTATCTGGTCCCTGATCCACCAATGCTAACATTCCACTCATAGCTTCTTTTCCAAAAAGAGTTTCCATCGTACTAGCTTTCTGCTGTTGTGTTAATCCAGAAGTTTTATCTTTTAATTGCTGTATTACATCTCCTAATGGAAGCATTTTCCCATGTGCATCAAAGAAATTCATTCCCAATTCTTCCATAGTTTTAGATGCACGTTTAGTAGGACTTGCAAGATTAGTCAATGCACTCCTTAAAGTTGTACCTGCTTGAGAACCCTTAATTCCTGCATTACTAAGAAGTCCTATTGCAGCTGTAGTATCTTCAAAAGAAATTCCAAGAGAATGAGCTACTGGAGCAATGTACTTCATAGCTTCTCCAGTGTCTGTTATTCCTGCGTTAGTATCTGCTGCGGTTTTAGCCAATACGTCTGCAACATGAGTAGCCTGGCCAGCTTCCATTCCAAAACCTCTAAGAGAACTTCCTGCTATATCAGATGCAGTTGCTATATCAACATCTCCTGCAGCTGCCAAGCTTAGCATACCCGGCATGGCTTCCAATATCTCATTTGTTTTAAACCCAGCTGATGCTAAATTTTCTTGACCTTCAGCTGCTTCAGTAGCACTAAATGAAGTATCTGCTCCAAGTTTTATAGCCTGTTCTCTTAATTTATTAAATCCATTTCCTGTTGCACCACTTATAGCTTGAACCTTTGACATTTGTGCTTCAAAATCCATTGAAGTTTTTACAGCTGCTGCACCAACTCCAACAAGAGGTAATGTCACTGCTTTAGTAGCATTGGAACCAACAGTATTCATTGCACCACTTAAACTTTTAATCCTTGTTTCAGCAGAATTATTTGAATTCATAAACTGTTTCATTTGTTGGCCTGCACTGCTAAGTCCATTTGCAAACCTTGAAGTGTCCAGCTCCATAAAAGCAACTACTGAGCCTGCATTTATTGCCATTCTATTACCTCCTTACATTATTTTCTAAATGTATTTACCAAATTTTTGTAGAATTATCACCTTAAAGGAGGTGGTACTACATGAGATCCATAGGTTTGAATTCAAAACGACTTCTTGAAATTGCTATAGCCGAACATTCTTGTTGTTTAGATAAAAAACTCGAATCAGTTAATAATAATAAAAATATTCCTCAAAATTTAAAATCAATTATTGCTGAAAGAGAAGCTATATTGCAGGCTATTGCCAAGATGATTGAAGAAAATAATAAAGCTATTTTCTTATCTCTAAAAAACAATGATATTATCAAAGACACAGTAAATCCATAGCTCTATTTATGGTTACTTCTAAAAGCCGGCTTTCATATAAAAGAACTTGTTTTTCTTTTTTTGTCTTTGCTAGAGCAGCTTTTATTTTAAATTTATTCACACTATTTAGAGCACATTTCAGTTGCTCCTGAACTGATCCTTCAGGATTAACTACCCTGTGCTCTATTTTTTTAACCTGTTGTTTCACATCTTTGTACAAGCTCATTACCTCCTTTTAGTGCATAAGAAAAGCACCTACTATAAAAGTAAGTGCTCCATTTTAAGCTGTTTTCTTTATTTTTGTTGATATTTTAATAATGCCATCAAATAATCTTATCATATAACTTTTAACCTTTTCTGATTTAACATTATTATGGGAAATCCATTGATTTTTCATATCCATTATTTCATTAGTTGTAAAATGTTCTAATAAATATACTCCATATTTCATTGTAATATCTTTAAGCTCCATATTTAGCTTTTTATTATGTTCTATCTTGTCTACAACAGCAGTATCAATTCCATTCTTTTCACAAACTATTCTATATATGGACATCTTTATTGCCTCCCCCATCTTGAGATCATCAGCAATAAATTTGCAAGCTTGAAGTTGCTCTAAAACTGGTGCTTTACTTTGTGATACTGGACTTTCTATCTTAAAATATTCTTCAATCTTTCTTACAACATCTTCTGATAAATTCAATAAATCTATTAGCTTGTATACTCCCTGTTTTGAAATAACAATCAAGGAACCTATCCATGGAGAAAAATTGTTTTCTTTTTTAAACTTTTTAAGTTCGTTGGCTTCCAATAAAAAATAGTCAATACCAATAGTAAAATGTTTATTGCTCCTAACTATATAACTGATATTATGAACTGAGGTTTCTGTAAGAAATTCTAAATCCTTAAACACCATTACTAGGCTACCGTTGTAAAACTTCTTAATCATCTTGTATGACTCTTGAATTTTTGACTGCTCAGATTTCTCCGTTGAATACACTCCTGTTTTTCTTATTGATGGAAGCACTTCATCGGCTACCCAATCTGAAAATTTTTCAGCATTAGGTTTATTGCTTTTAAAAGCTAATTTATAAACTCCACTCTCTGTAAGAAATTTCTCACCTGCGTTATTTAACTTGATTAATATTCATTTTAGATAAATAATTTCTAACTGTACTTTCTGCCATTTCTAAACAATTACCTACATGATATGGATTAAAATAAATAACACCATTCAATTCAAAAACTTCTACATGTTGTTCTTCAAATATCATTAAATTATTTTCCATATTATACCCTCTCTTTCAATTTTTATTTCATTGAGTGAGATTATTAACTATGATATAATATTTCATAGGGAGTAATCTCTAAATGAGATAGTCTGTAATCGCCAAATTACAAGAGAGACTATCTCATCTATTTTTTACCTAGTTCGCCATACAAATCCTTTTTAATGAGTCCTACTATATAATCTTTAAGTGAAATCCCCTTTTTAGCAATATTTATTTTTATATCTTTATGCAAATTATCGTCAATTCGTATGGTAATAGTTTTTTCTGCCATATTTTCACCTCCTGCATTTAGTATATACTGCAATACTGCAAATGTCAAGAGGCTAAATATTTTGCATCTAAAAAAGAACCACTTAAGTGATTCTTTTTAGTTATCCGTAATAGCTATAATAAAACATTAATCCAGTTAATAGAAAATAGAATGACGTCGCTAAACCATATAACATGCCAGCTTGCCATCTCTTTCTAAAAAGTATGGGTTTAATCATAGACATTATAAACAATATAAAAAAGAAAATCGTAACACAAAAAAGTATCCATTTAATCATAATGTCCCTCCAAAATAACTTAACTTATTAATCAGCAGGATTACCTTTATTGGTATAAGTTATTGGAACATCTTTACCAGGTATCTTATCTCCTCTTAATGTTAATTCGCTTTCATTTACAAATATTACTACTTCAGCATTCCAGGTATCCCACAGCTTGCCATAATAATCTTTAGTAGGTTGTCCGCCCTCGCCATCATTAAATCCACTAAGTTGTCTTATCCCACTATCTATTAAACTTTTAGCATTTTGTTCATTTAATGGCACTTTTGTTTGTATTGCTATCTTAATAGTGCTTTTGTCTTTATGCACTCCTACCCCTGCATCTCTGACAAGCTCATTCTGTTTCAACGTTTTAACTGTTAAATCAATAGCTTGTTGAGTAGGCGCTATTAAAGCCTGTTTCTTTTCTGTGGTGTCACCACAAGCAGTTACACCTATGAGCAATATCCCAGTTAAAATTATTCCTAATAATCTTTTCATATCCATGACCCTCCAAATTATTATATTTTTATTGTGCGGTAAACGAAGTTTGTGCCTTAGCATTTCCAGCAGTTACATCTATATTTACTGGAAAACCAGAGGTAGATGTTCCTATCTTAATTGGGATTATTGCTTTTCCATTGTTTCCTATTACTCCAGTATAGGGTGTGGTAGTTGTTTTATAATTACATATAGCAGTTACTTTACTTCCTGGAAGTCCAGTAACAGTTAAATGTATAATAGAATTTTTCCTAGGACTGTGATTATCCAAAGAAACATTTATGTTATTATTAGCTGGAGTAGTATTCTTAGTATTTGCAACAACGGGAACTATTTTTCCTGAATCAATACTGTTTTGTAAATTATCAAGGTCTTTTTGTAGATCGCTAAGTCCCTTTTGTAAATCACTATTATTTGTAATAGGTATACTTACATAATTGGAATTAGCCGTTGTGGCCTTAACCGGTGTAACATTTCCACTTACTGTTGGTGGCTGCCAATTTGAACTAGCAATCCTTTCACTTTGGTCTTTGAAATAAGCCTGTTGAGCATTATAGTCTAAAAGTATAGATCCGAAAAACAATAACAAGCAAATAATACCAGGTACACCATATCCTAATACAGCCTGCCACTTTTTTTTGAATAATATTGGATTAAGTATCATAGATTTTGCAAACATTATTAAAAGTACAATTCCAATTAAATATAATATCCACATAATAACATTCCTCAATTAGATAAATTTTACTATATTGTAACAAAATATTCATATCTTGTCCAATAATTGCTATAGTAATTTATTATGCTTCATCATCCATTTAATTGTATCTTCATTGCTATTTGTAGTGATATGTTTCTTGTCATCCCATTTAGGTGTTCTTGGTTTTTCTTTAGAAAGTTCACTCAATATATAATCACACGCTTCATCAAAACAGAAGGCATCATAATCATTTTTTATGCTTAAAATTTGACTTGGCCTTATTTTGTAGGCCTTTGACATCACTATTACTGATAGCACCCTTTGTGATCTTACGAAAGGATTTTAACCCTTCCACCCCCTGCTGGCTGTAGGCCCAAAGTTCAAATTTCTGCACATCCGTGAGCTTTAAACCTGCTTCTTTTAATTGCTCTATACTCGGCTCAACCAGAGTATTTTCGCAAATTATATCTATTATTTTCCCATATTCTTTTAAGTCTATTTTTTGAATATCTTCCTGATAAAATAACTTTCTTGCTACTCCTAAAAGCTGATTAGGTATTTCTCCACTTTGGCATAGTCCCAAAATTGAAAGTCTTTTTACTCTTACCCGAATAAGTTTATCGCCAGCAAAAGGCTGCAATTCTATCACTTCTGTAGACTGATTTTTTAATTCTTCCATACTTGTTACTTTTAATTCATCCATTTAAAACCCTCCTATGCTGTAGTAAACTCAACTGTTACTGATGTTGTATTGCCACTTCCATCAGCTTTTCTTATGGATGCCGCAGTAGCTTGATAAGTTACACCAGCGCTTATACTTGTAGGCACAAAAGTAATAATCTTTTTAGTTATATCCATAGTTACATCACCTGGAACAACTGATCCATCTGATTTTTTAGTAACTTTAAAATTGATACCTATTACGTCTGCATCATTTACAGCATCAGCAAATGTCCATGTTACCTTACAATCTGTTCCTATAGTAACTCCCGGAGTTCCCGTAGATTCATCTGGAGTAGTAGGTGCTGGCGGACTAGGTACTGTTGCACTAGTATCTCCTCCGGTGCTTGTTTCTCCATCAGGTAATGTATCTACAAAAGTAATATATACAGGCTTTTCGCCTTTCTTTGGCCTGCTAGTTGATTCAAATTCAGGTACATAGAACTTTCCATCCTCAAATTGAAATTCAACTGGTGTTCCCTTATTATGCTTAAAAGAGAATTGTACATATCTAAGCGTTGATGAATCATAATCTTTTTCTTCGCTGTATAAATTCAATGTATATGGAGTTTTATTTACTGCTTTTCCTACTTCTGCACCCTCATATCCCATTGGAGTTGAAGTACCTCCATCCACTAATGCCATAGTTTCAGGAGAGAATGTATTATCTGTAAGTTTTATATTATATCCAATACAGATATCTTCAGTTCTATTCATAGCAAGTACTCTATTTTTTACCCTAAGTATGTCTTCTTTACCCTTACTTAGATCAGGTTTTGCATCTGCTTTTTCAGCAGTATCAAAAATAAATGCTTCACCTGTTATTTCGTTTATTATCTCTGCCAACGCTATATTAGCAATTGGCAAAGATGAAGTTTCAGTCTCTGACATTATATTTTACCTCCTCAATCTTTGAAATGTTTGATATTCAACTGTTTGCGTATATCCATTTACTGTATCGTCTAAAACAACGGGTGTAATATTCCCTGTAGGTCTTATATAATCTTTTAATTCACTTAAAAAATCTTGAATCTGTGTAGTATATGGTTCCATGCTTGAATAATTTGTTTTAGGACAGTAAATAATTATATCTAATGTCTGAGATCCTATTTTATTACTGCCCTGAAATCCCATAGTTCCAGTATTTTTTACTACAATATAAGAAGATGTACATTTCCCTTCGTGTTGTGCTGGAGAATACACATCCACCCCTTTACTTTTGAGTAATAAAAAAACACGTTCCCATACGGTACGCGGCGTGTATGTTCCATTTATATAATTTTGCAATGTATCTCCTGGAACTGCATATTTAAAACTAATTTCTGCCATAACATCACCTTATTTTAAAAGATTAGCCATGCCACTAATAAATTCAGGAGTAAGCTTCCTAACTGTAGGCCTTAATATTGCATACTTGCCCTCATTAGCAAGTTCCAATTGAGAAAAAGAAGGAGCTACCTCCATACCAACTTCATCGTCTGAACTTGTACCTTTTGCATGAGCTAGTTCAAGATATGGAGAGTAATTCATATTTCCAGCTACAAAGGCACTACATTTATTTTTATCTTCCCATTTGAATCCACCTTTTATAGTCTGTCTTGCATTCCCTGTTCTATCTTTCCATTTAGCATTATTCTTAGCATAACCTTCCATCTTTTTACCGGAACTGTCACAATAAATCCCCACTGCAGCTTTCACTTTTCCATTTACTCCACCACTTCCACTAGCAATTTTCTTCAAGAAGTCAGATGCATCAAACTTAAAACCATCCATAATTCTCATTCCTTCCTTTTCAAGTAAGTATCCCAGACAATATCTTCAATGTTACCCTTATCAATTATTTCATATATAACATCATCAAGTTTAAAATAATCATGCTCTTTTATTTTTTTAACTTCATCATCTAATATAAATAAAAGCCTATCTTCATAGTTTCTGTTTAAATTTGCTCCATCATTTATAAAATTGGTTATATAAGTACCACCTTTATGATAATATCCTTTGACAGTACAAACATATTGATCTTCTTCATATTCTCCAAATATATTCTCGCCTTTTCTTAGAATTATTATATCCTTCATAAATGGAGCAACTTTTCTTACGAGTTGTCTCCTTATTCTCTGTTTTTTAGTTTCATCCCATCTCATTGGCCGTCAGCTCTCTTCATGATAGTAATATATTGAGGTGCTGGCTTAAACTGTTTTGCAAGTGCAAGCCAGTATTCTCTATTACTAGAAAGTTTTATATCAGACAATGTAAGCGAATCATCTGCTACAGCTTTTTTCATGCATCCTTCATAACTTGCAGCTTGTATATCTCCATTATTTTTATCCAGCAATAACTGCAGGTCCTCATCATCAAAATAAGGATACTCTTTCTCTTGTAGATTGAATTTTAATATATCTAAATCACTAGTCATATTTTCACCTACTTACCATCTGCAGGTGGATTTTGTGGTGGAGTAGAATCTTGTATACTATCTTGATTAATATATTTTATATATCCTTTTTTCTTAAACTCCTCCAAATCAGATTCTCTTATTTTAAGTTTCTCTCCTGCTTTCTTAATTTCATTGTCATACTTTACATTCAATTTAAGAGTTACTTCGATCATAGTTTCCTTGGTTGCTGCCATTTTTATATCATCCTTCCTTTAAATAAATTGAGCATAGAGACTAAAATTTTCTCTATGCTACTGTTGCTATAAATACCTCATCTGAATGTTCAAATGAAGGCATACAAATTTGAGATACTTTTGTCTGTATCTGCACTGGATCTGTTTGCTTTACAGTAGTTACAGCTATGCCATTTCTAACTATAGAAACATTAGCAGATGCACCACTCATTAAATCAGCTTCCTCTGGAGTTGTACCATAATGTGTACTACCAAGAGTTCCTTTTGGAATTAAGGTTATCTTGTTATCAGGATAGTATGGTAATTGAGTAGTTCCATCTTCAGCAAAATATTTTCCATTCTCAATAGCTACACTTACACCCAACTTATTTTGGAGATATGCAGTTATAATAGCATCCGTCATTATTGTTGTACCATCTTTGTTTATATCAAGCTTTATAGCCTTATTCTGCTTGATTAAATTAAATGTAGCTTTAGTCATAACAAGTATAGAAGGAGTAACACCCTGATCTGATTCTATTGTATTTACCCATCTTTCTATATCTCCTACAATGTCAGCATTATCAAAATCATTCCATTTAGCAGTTCCAGCAAGTATTTCTTGATGTCCTGTTGGTATTTCAAAATCCAAAGATATGTCAGCATCATCTGTGGAAATATATATTTTGCCATCTGATAGTAACTGCATTCTCATTCTTTCAGCTTGGACATCTGCACCATCAACAAGAGTAGAAATATCACCATAAATATTGTTTAGGATTAAATCTCTCATTTGCTGATTATTTGCCTGCATTGCTAAAAGTAAGTTTTGTCTATCTCTTTCTTTTATTACAACAGATTCTTTGAAGAAAGGCATTTCCTTAGTCTTTTCATCAACACTAGCTCTTAATGCTCTGACCTTTACTGCTACATCAAAAGCACTTGGTTTTAAAGCCACCGCCTTGTTTTTAGCTCCCTTTATAAGAGTTATATCTATTCCCATCTGTTTTGATGCTGGGAATAATGCTGATCCCAGTAAATTCTGTGGTGGTAAATTAGTTATATATGTTGTTATGTTCTCAGGATTTAAAACATTCATAAAATTAATAGGCATTGATTATCATCTTCCTTTCTAGACTATTGATATAAGTTTCATTGCTGCAAGTGCTTCAGCTGTAGGTTGAATAGGTATTTGCTTACTATCTATAATTCCATGAACAACTACAGGTACTGTTTCTATTCCAGTAGAATTAGTAAAATCAACATCTTCATATACAAAGCCATAAGCAGTACCATCATTAACTATTTTTCCAGTATTATCTACAATACTTCCGGCAGATAATATCTTTTTACCATTTGAATTAGCTGTAATTAATGTAGCACTAACTTTAACAGGTAAGCTGATAAAATGCTGTGCATCTCTAAGTATATTTTTGTTTTCTCCAAATATTGTTCTTGATGATTGAATACTCATTTTTCATTCCTCCTCTATTTTAATAAGAAATCGTCTATTCCTTTGGCTGCTTTCTGCTGTTCTGATCTTTGTTTTGCAAGTCTTTCACCTATATTCATAACTTTATCTGTTGCTGAAGAACCAGGATTGCTTATATTACCAGTTCCTCCTGCACCTGCATTGGTATTTGTTTCAGTGCTATTTTCATCAAACAAATAACCATCAGATTCTTTCAAAGCTTCAAGCTGCTCTTTTAACCCAATAATATCTTCTCCATCTAGTTTCAAGTTTTCTAGGTTTAAAAGTGCTTTTACTGTCTTAGGATTTTTAGCTTTGGCACCTGTGAGAGCCTTATCAAGCCTGGTATCAAAGTTCAATTTTTCAATCTTGGCTTCATAATCCTTGGCAACATTTTTATTTTCATCTTTGAGCCTTTCAATTTCAGCTGTAAGTTCCTCATTACCTTTTGCTTTTTCCTTCAAATCTTCAAGCTGTTTATCTCTGTCTTTCAGCTGTTTTTTATAATCTTTAATAGAGTTATTTACAGTATTAAGTTCAGTTTTTTCAACATAATTTTTACTGTCTACCAAATCTATATCCTTATATTTCTTCTGGATATTTTCAGGTATTTTTGTGAATGAATCTCCTAATATTTCACTTAATTTTGGCATTATATCATCTTCCCTTCTCAAATTTTTATAAAATAAAAAGCCCTATCTCTAAGACTTATTAAAACCACATTTCTTTACCTCCTTTCGTATCTACTTAAACCCTGCTTTATTATTTTCAATACATTTATTAATGGCTATAGCTTCAACTCTATCCATATCAAGAATCACTCCACCTTCTTCGTCAGGAAATGAAATTATTTCTCTTTCTTCTTTATGATCCTTAAATCTATCCTTTAGCATTTCCAAAATATCTTTTTTAGCAGTACCACTTATGCTTTCACCACTTTTAAGCCATATTAAATAATCTTTCATTCTCTACTCCCCCTCATATTCTTCTCTGAGTTCCTCCATTATCGATTTATTCTGCTTTGTTATACTCTCCATTTCAGACTGTAGCTTTTCAATTTTTTTAATGTTTTTTCTTACCCTTTTATCTGTATAAAATGAAGTATACTCCTGCTTGCAGTATGGACAAACAAAATAAGTTCTCTGGACATTTTCATCAATCCACTTAGTTTTAAGCTTCTTGATTTTAAATTGCTTTCCACAAGTATCACAGTTCAACGTTATATTTCCAAAAGATTTCCTCATATTCTGGGTCAACTCCTCAATTACCACTAAAATAATCACCGTATTTATCATACCAATCATCCAATGCTGGATCGTTACCACCTTTTGCCCAGCTATTAAGTCTGGAACCTATATTCTCCAAACTATCATCTAGTAAAGGCTCTTGATAGCATAAACCATTGGGATGATCCAATGGACAGTCAGCAAGAAGATATTCCTGACCATCTCTCTCTTTGCATAATGGACAAGTTCTACCAGGTGCAAAGACACTGTGCCATCTTACTTTCTCAATAAAAGGATTTTTCTCACAACTTTTTATCATTGATAATATATAAGCATGGCTTATAGAAGTCCTTGCCAATCTTTGTGCATTATAATCAACTGTTTTTGAAGTACCTGGATAAACATTCTTCCAGTTCCACTCCTTTTGCATATCAGGATTAACATATGTCTGAAGATCTTGTGCTAATTCAATAGCGCTTTTCTTTTCAACTATTCCCTTTTGAATTATTTTATCTATGTCTCCATTTACTTTATTACCAGTCCACCATATTCTCTTAGATAATCCTCTTCCATCTTTATATATATTACCTTTGATAAGTTCTTCCACTGCATCATTTGGAACCTTGGAAAACATATTTGTAAATGATTTACTCATATTGAGTTTGTATTTTTTATCTACTAAATTAAAGAAGTTAAGCTGAATGCCTGCAGCCAGATTCGCACTTTTTACAATATTATCTAAAATCTGTTTGAATAATATTTTATTTACCTGCCTTATTTCAGATTTTACGGCTTTTCTGTAATCTTTAGCCCATCTTTCTGTTAAACTTCCTTTCCTAGCCTTATCTGATTTAATCTTTAAATCCTTAGCTGCTTCTTTATATAAATTCTTGATCTGCTTATACTGTTTTCTTGTAAGGTTAGCTCTGTTTTGCATAGACTCTTTAATCATTTTTTGGTATTCATTCATCTAAGTTACCACCCTGTATTGACTGCATTTCATCATTTTCAGCTGCAGTTATATCGGCTATGTCTTTGATTATTTCATCCATCTCTCCATCTACATCCTCTGTATTGGAGAAATCTTTAATATAGGACTTGTGGCTTCTTACATTACTCTGAACCTCCTGTATGGCCAATGTCTTTTTATCATCTATGTCCTCCGGAATAGGGAATTTATGATTGAATACAATGTTAAATTCCAAGTCATCCCATTCATGGTTCCAGTCCTTGTAGCAATTAAATTTAGTGCAACACTCAATAATCAACTTAATTAAATCCTTAATTACCGGCTCCCACGTATTCCATTTCTCATTACATCTAGCTATCAGATCATTATAAAGATACTTCAACGCCTTAGCTGAAGGAACATTTTTAAGTTCCTCCTGCCTTGGCATATCCAGCATTTCATATATATCTTTTTCAGCCCTATCAAGAAACTTCTCTGCTGGATCTGCTGATGTAAATGAACTTTCAAGCCTTTTGGCATCTGCAGTATGTTCATCTATACTTTTCAATGGTATTATTGCTCCTGGAGCTACTTTACAACTGTTAACACTATTTTCATCAGCATCTATAATTACACGCTCACCAAACATATTAAATCTCAGTGCATCAGCATAATCAGAAACTTTTCTATTGTAGCTATTTTGTGCATCTTTGAGACCTGTTACATCACTTTGGCCATGTATATCTCCAAGCATTGAGTCATTCAGAATTACCCAAGCCGGAAGCCTGTCAAGTTTAGTATCAGCTTCAACTACAGATTCAGGAATACCAAAGTTTCCATTCACAAATGTCTCTATTTTATGCTTACATGAACTATTTTCTAAACTATAAGTATGCCTGTACCATATTTGATTATCCTGTTCCATATCTGCTGTATCAGGTTCTTGAACCACCAAAATAATCTCTTTAAGCTTCTTATAATTTTGTACAGTAGTTCTATAAGTAAAATCATTAATAGAATTGTAAAAAATATTTATCGGCTGTTCTGGATTAGCTTCAACCCTTAAAAGTACTCTTCTCCGTATAGTACAATCTAAAAAAGCCTTTAGAGTATCACTCCAAAAGCTGTTATCTGCAAGGATTTTATCTATAAATTGTCTTAGTTCTTCACACTTATATTTATCATCAACATCATATGGCTTAAATAAAATGTCCGGAGGAACACTAAACATAAATCTTGCCTGCTTACGGAGAAGCGGGCCCACCTTGTTTCTTATGTCCTGTGCTGGTACGTAATCCAAATCATCACTAACTGTCCATGACTGTCCAATAGTATCTGGATCGCTTATTGCCATCTGTTCATCCTGGCATTTTCCCTTGTAATAGAAATAATCATTCTTACATTGTTTTCTTTCCTTTAGTTGAATGGATGTTAAACCTAATAATTGTTGTTTAGTATTCATTAGAATACGGTACCTCCTTTCCTTCCATGGTAAACATTATTTTTAAGACCTCTGCCTTTGTTATAGACAGAATCATCATATTTTTGTTCTTTAATATCGGCAACCTCATAACCATCAAGTCCATACCAGATGGAGCTAAATGTATGAGGATCGATATTAAATTCATCCTCTATGATTTCTCCATTCTTATCTACTGCATAGGTTAGATCCTTGAGCTCTGCTATGGTATTGGTACAATTGGAGGAACATATTATTTTCTTAAACCTCTTTACCTTCTTGGTGTTCTGCAATCTGGAGCCTTGAAACTTTTTAGCTCCTCTAATATTAAAACCCTGCTGTCTATAATATTTAATTGTCTTAGGTTCAGCTGAATCCGCATTAATTTGTTCCTGTGTGTCCTTAAATTCTGATATTTCAACAGCGGTTCTATCGTCTGTCATTTGATTCTTATAATATTCCCAGTAGATATAAAGTATCTTTTTATCATCATCAATACACATCCTTATAAGAGCGTTATATGATTTCTCAAATCCAAAATCAAAACCAACTCTCCTAATTGGATTTCTTATATTTCCTATGGCTTGAAGTACTTCATAATGTGGAGCAATTTCAAACTGAGGAAGTACTCTTTTGCCATTTACTCCAAATCTGCCTTTTCTGGCTATTCTGTATAAATCAGGATCATATGTCTTCAATTCATCAAGCTGTTCTATATAACTTTTAGGCAAAAATAAATTATCATCTGCTAATGAATGATGATAATACGTCTTATTTGTTATGACTATTCTCTTTTTATAAAGTTCTTCATCATCAAGTATAAATATTTTCTTCTTGTCATTTCTGAAGAAGTGCTTGTATGTCCAATTGTCTTTGCTGACAGGATTAGTAGAAAGTATCATATGCAATGATAGGCTTGGATGTCTTAAACGCCCTAATAGTTCTTTAAATCCTGCATATTTTACCTCTGAACATTCTTCTATCCATACTATAGAAACATTGTTTATAGATTTCAGCTTTGAAGGCTTATCCATTCCTTTGAATATTATCTTTGAGCCATTAGGGAATTTAACCTGCATTGGTGAAGCTGTAAACTTAATTCTATCATCAAGTCCCATATCAGTTACTATTTCTTCTAAAAGAGAATAGCAGCTGTCTCTTATAGTATCAAATACTTCTCTCACTACTAGAGCGGTCCTTTTCTCCTGGAGCAATTTAAGTATTAATTTTAGAGCTACATGGTAACTCTTAGAGCTTCCATAGCCACCGACTAAAAAATAGAATTTATAATCCCAGTTGAAAATAAAATCTTCAAAACTTGGATTTACTTCTTTTTCTATAAGCATTATTTATCACTTTTTCTCTTTATCATTATTTCTATAGGTTTATTATCATCTTTATTTTTAACCTTAACCACCTCAGCTCTCAACTTCTCAATTCTAAGTTTTTGTTCTTCAGTAGCAAGATTACTCTTCAGCAATTCATCATACTGCTTAATCATACTCTCAAGAGTTTTCATTGCCCTTGATTGAGCCTGAAGGAATGTAGCCTGCTTATCCCAGGCAAACTGCAATTCATATTCTTTTTCCCAACTGTCGGAAGTTTCTCCAGTGGACTCCTTTTCTCTTTTGAGTACTTTAGTCAAATCCTTCTGATTCTTCACACTCATAATTCTTTGAGACCTTGCTATGGCCGTATACTGAATTATTATATTTTCCCACAGCATATCTAACGGATCTTTAACCATAATATCCTCCACTATTTCTATTGTTTCAGGCGGAAAAATCTTAGAAAAAAAGCCATGCGTTTCAGCGTTTTTATTACCTTTCGGTACGCTGCTCACATGACCTTTGGAGTTCTTATTCTTAGGCTGACCGCCCTTTTTTCTTTTGGAACGTTCCGTATTCTTTTGGAGCGTTCCATTCAATTTACTATCCCATTTATCTTTATTCTTCCACCCTCTTATGGTGCCAGGCGAAAGATTCAGCATCTCTGCAATCTTTACTAAATCAATATTTCCGTCATTCTCTTTGTAAATCTCAAACGCTTTGTCCCTATTCGGACTTCTCTGTCTTGGCATGTCTACACTGTCACCACCTGCCTATTCGTTTTGTTTTGGACTGAAAAAAAGCCCTTGGGGGACTCTTTTTAACTATATTTTATTTATTTAATTCAAATGATTCATGCGTTGAAATAAATTCATCTGATATTGGAAATCCTGCTAATTCCAGTACTGTCTTGGTTCCTCTGCAACCTTCTCCTCCATATCCAGATGTTAATTCTCCATTAAATACTAATTCTTCTTCGTTTGAGTTTGTAAGTGTTAGCTTGTAATTAACATTTTCTGTATCTCCAATCATTTTTGCCTTTACAACTTCGCCAAAAGCATCTTTATATCTTTTGTAAAATTCAATAGCTCCTTGTGTATATCCTACGTCTTTTTTTAGCGTTATTGCCATAATATATCATCTCCTTTAATATCACATATATTCTCCATAGTTTTCAAAATCCCTTCTAAATTTTAGAGGAATTTAACATAAAATGTTGAATATTGGATTAAAAGGAGGTGATTACTATGCAACGTATTCCTGTAACATCATCTGATTTAAGTTCTGTGGGCTATAATTCTATATCTCAAACATTAGAAATACAATTTAATTCTGGTGGCATATACCAGTATTCTGGTGTACCTTCTAATGTTTATGAAGGACTTATGTCTGCATCTTCACACGGCAAGTATTTTCATGCTTATATAAGGAATGATTACTCGTGCAACAAAATATAACTTTTAGTCAATAACAACAAATACTATAGCCGGACCATTTGCTTTAATTATTTTTTGTTCATAAGGTTCAACTATAGTATTTTCCACACCTTCTCTTGATTTTAACTCTTCAACTAATCTCTTTGTAGATATATCATTTAAATTCATTTATTTTCACCTCACCCTCTTAATAGCACCTCTGACTCTTCTAAAGCAGTCATGCATCATAAGTCTTTGATAATCATAAAAAGAGAGGTGCTCACCTCTCCTGGATTTATTTTTGTTTTGTTTTTCAATCTTATCCTTAAGGATCTCTTTCACTTTCACACCTCTCTCCCTTCTTTCATGCATAAAAAATAAGCCCCAGAAATAATTATCTGAGAGCTACAACCAAAATTTAATATTTTGGTGAACAATATATATTAAGGTGTATTTTAAATATACTCTTATGCTATTAATTTTATATTAAATGTATGTTAATACTATATGTTATTCCTTGTCCATTTTATTTTTAATTATTTTATAATATTTATTAAGTAGTAAATCTAACATCTGACTTATCTCAATTATTTCAGTATCTACTAAATTGTCTTTCTCTTTAATTAATTCATTAAGATGTTTCTGCAAGTTTTTTATCTCCAATAAAATATTACTCATTTTTTCTCCTTCCTATTTTGATAGTATAAAGAAAAAATATAAAATGGATGTTAACGTTTTGTATAAATTCTATGTATAAAAAGACACCCAGATAACCAGGTGTCCGCACAAGATATAGTATTAAATTTTACGGTTTCCCGCATTGGAGCTCCATTTAACCCTGGAGCCATAGGTTTTCAATGATTTATTAACCTAAAATCTTCACCATCTACTTCAACTATTAAAAAATCATTATCTTCCTCAACACATTCTTTTTCATATCTGAATGTTTTATCCTTTATCATCTCAAAATAATTGTTCTTTTCATTTAGTTCAAAGATTGGACATTCTTCATATCTAGCATCTCCAATGTAAATTGCTCTAATCTTTTTCATACAAACTCCCCTTAACAACTATATAAAGGTATTAAAATCTATCCTTATTTTCATTGGTCAATCTTCTTGGAGTATCCCATGTAACCATAGGAGCAACTTCCCTATTTAAGATTATATCACCGTTTAATTTTGTTTTATATATGGATCTGTTCTTTTTCACGAAAGTGCTGTCACCCATATACCTATTAGCCTGATAATTTACTGCCTTTACTATTTCACGCCTGCGAGTTAATGCAACTCTGTGAGCACTCTTTAGACATCCAAAATTTCTCTGGATACACTTCTTGATAGTATCTTTCTTACAATTTAATTTCCTTGCAATTTCAGAATCTGTAAATCCTTCATTGTACAATTTCTCAACCTGTTTTTTATCTATAACAGCCTTCAAGGCTATCTCCTCCTAAAAAAGTATATAGTTTACCCAAACCATAAAAGGGGACATGTTTTATTTTTACTGAATTAAATTTCTCAAATTTCATTTATATTATATATCTTTTCTATATAAGTTTTTTCCCGAATTTGTCCCACTTATGTCCCAAATTTGTCTCATTTTTGTCCCACGATTTTCAGTATTAAAAAAGGCAACAGCATTCTTTTTCAGCTATCACCATACACTCTTTTCCATTTGACTATATCCTTAACTATATCTTCTCTCCATCTATAAGCAGTACTCCGCACACCTCCATACATTTCATTGGCTATCCATCCAACACTCTTGTTTAACTTATACTTGTAGGTAATAAATTCCATAATTTCTTTTGATAGTGGAGGGACTGTTAGAACTTTTTTTAATATGGCTATATTCCTCTTTAACTGCCTTATCCTGGCCATATTTTTACAGAGCTTTTTATTTACGAACTTCAATTCATCTTTAAGCTGCTTAATTTCCTTTTCACCTTCATTTTCTATCATGCTTTCCATTGACCATTGAATATTTTTCTCCTGTTCCTGAAGATCCCTGCAGTCTATTTCCAAAAGTTCTATCTCCTTAAGATCTCTAAAATAACCATATAACTGTCCTTCTGTCTTTTTAAATATCTCCTTGTCTAACACAACGGTCCCTCCCACCTATTTATTACTTATGTCTATAAAAAACTCTGCTGCATGTTCTCTTTCCTGACTTTAATATCGACTTTATTCTCAATCTTATCTATTTTCTCTTTGAGTATCTCTTTATGTTTCTCCGAAGTACTATATTCCAAAGAAAGTTTTAATCTCTCTAGTTCAGTTAATTCTTCCATGATTTCACTTCCTGTCATGTATAATAAATTGATTTTCCGAACATACTATAAATGTTTCTCCCATTTTGTTTTTATGCATTACCAGGATTTTTCCTCCTGGTCTTTTTTTATTTTGTATAATACATAAAATTTCCAGTATAATATATCTGGTTTTTGTGCATCCTATTTCACATAAGGTTATTAATATATTAAATCTATTAATATTAATGTTTACATAAACTAAAATATTATGCTGAAGTATATTGATAGTTACCTTTATACTGGGGATGATGAATCCTCAGTATTTCAATAATTGTAGTTCTCCTATAACCATTGCTACGCCAGGATTTCACCCCTGGCTTTTTTTATTTACAATATCTTTGATTTATGAACTAAAGTTCACTATAAACTTTAACACTTATAGATTTTCCTAATGTATATTCAACGCCTTGCCTACTTAACCAAAAATATATACAGCCATTATTGGGTTCTTCCTCGCTTTTCGTAGCCAATCCTTTGTCCACAAGTTCATTCCAATCTTTATCATCTGGAGAAGTGCAAAAATAATTTCTGTACGGTTTTTTCTTATAATTTAATCCTATACAGTGTCTCATTAAATCCAGTTGTATTTCTGATACCTTAATCCATAAATTTCTATATAAAGATGAAAACCGTTTTGCTCTTTCTTTAGTATTTATAATAGGATATCTGTTTTTTATATAATCTAAATCAAAACATTGTTTGTCTTTAGGTGGAGATGTCCAAAGACTGTTATATCCTTTCCGACCTACTAGTACAGTTATTATATAAGATCCGTTTTCTTTTTCCTCTGCTAAAAGTTTCAATTTTATCGCCTCCCATAAGTTCGTATAAATTTCATTTTATAGCTTAACATTTATCCCAATCTGTATCTTGCAATATTTTATAAAGCTTTTCTACTTGAGGACTTCTCCCTGCTGTCATAGCGTATGAGTGCGGTTTATTGTAGTGATAGCCATTTCTTTCTATGTGCTCTTTACATTCTCTAAGAGTAAGAAACATTGTGTTTTCAGCTATTTCTTCCCTATCTCTATAATTACAAATTGAATATCGGCCAGGAGCATATTCTTCTAAAAAGTCCTCTATTTCTGCTATGTCATCAATTAAGTATTCATTTTCATCTTCACAAATTATCTCAACGGAAATACCATCGTATTCATATTTAACTATTCCATCAAAATTTTCTTTTAACCAATCAGGTAATTCTTCTAATTCATCCTCAAATACACTTTCTGTACTATCTTTGTCATAGATACAAATACCATCTATGTTATCATCCACCCAATAATCTCTTACAGTTTGCATTACTACCCAAAATCTCGGATCTGCTTGACAAACAGTATCTTGAGTTAACATTTCATGTTGTAGTTCTTTTAAAAATTCTATATCCTTTTTATTCATAAGTTTAACATCCTTCCCTTTTCTTTATGTTCTCCATAATCCTGCAGGCAGACAACAAATCAGGCTCATTGGCACATTTATATCCTGTAGCATTTTTAACTGTCATTTTGTGTATTTTTATTTTAAACAGATTGCAGTACTTTCAAAATGTGCATTCTGCCTATGGCAGTACGTGCATAACCATTGTTTTTCTTGAATTCTATATTGAGTATGTCATTATCCATGCCATATTCACGTGTTATTCTTCCTTCTATAGTTTGTTCACCATTCAAAGCCTGTACCAAATCTCCTACTTTTACTTTTATTTTTGAAGTGATTTCAGAATGAATTTTAGGTTTTGAATAATCTTTCACAACTTCATCTTCCATACAGTTTATATGCTTTATATTGTTAAATTCCAAAACCCATCCATTAACATTTTTATACCTCCAATCAATTAGCCCTATCGAACATATTCATCTGCTTGTCTGCTTTCTTAAGCATACTAAAATCATCTTCATCAAATCCTTCAAGTAAATTTGGAACTGGACTCATCGTTGTCTCCCATCCATAGCCTAAAGTACCTATTACCTCTTTCCATCCTCTTACGTCAGGATCTATTAAATTGTCACCCTCAATTCTTTTCAAGCAACTGTATATAAGTGCAATTACCTGCTCATTGGATATTCTCTCCATCCAGAACTCTCTACTCTCTATAATGAACTTGTAACCAGTAATATCTTTTAATTGTTTAGGAGTTTTCTTAATCCACATAACATCATCAGTTCTCTTGACTTCATCTCCGACATAATCCGTATCCTCAATGAACAATATTTTATCTATGTTTATATTACTAAAGCTAGGTACCTTTTCTTTAAATCTATTCTTGATTTTCTGAGCTATAGGTTGGTAGAATTGATTCTTAATCCAGTGCCTTAAATCATATTTGCCATTGTTTAATCTAAGTATTTTTCTTATCTGACCATTTCCAGTAGATTCTACATACTGAAGATTATATCCAATACAATCTATCTCTCTTACTGTTTCATTCTTGTCATTAATTATTTTTATTTTGGGCATTTCTCTTACTCTCCCTTCTTTTTTTCTGAAGCTCCTTGAAGTCTATCCAACCACTTTCACTGTACTTTAAACTTCTGGAAATCCACCTAAAGTCCATGTCTTGGTGAAGATGTTTAAGTATCTTAAATTTGAGTTCTCCTTGTGGTGTGCTGTCTCCTTTAACGTCAACATATGTTTCAGTACCATCAAGGTTATATATTAAAAAATCAAGCGTATATGTCGCTGGTCTTTCCTTCTTACCCTTATACTCAAAAGCTGGAATCAATACGAACTTAGGCTGTAATTCAAAATTTACTATCTTACCTTTAGCTTTGAGTTTTTTAAGATACTCATAATACCTGGCTTCATCCTTACTGTCGAATGTTATGCCATCCACAGTTATTTTCTTGGCATTATATTTACTCCTCATACAATCACTTCTTTCAACTCTTTGAGTTCTTCTATAAAATCATCAATATCCTTTTTGCCTATAGGTATTGTATTACTGGAACTACCCTGCCTTAAAAGGAATCCTTCATCTTGAATCTCATAGTTCATTACCTTACCTTGAAGCAGTGCTATTTTTAATAATTTCTTAGGTTTTGGTTTTTCATATTCAGTGTTTTCACATAATTGATCTATCTCTTCTTCTGTCAATCTTTCATCCTTTTTAACCTCAGACACTTTTGTCTCCTCCTTTGGTTTTACCTCTACATGTTCTCTATTTTCTAATGATTTATCTATATTTTTTAATAATTCGTCTATTCTAAATTTTGCAGTATGTTCTTCTAGTCTAAATTTATCTGCAATGCATTTAATCATTTCAGGTGTTTCAGAGAGATAACTAAATCCGTGTTCAGTCAATTCATCAATTATCATTTCATCAGTTAGTGGCTTTTTACTTTTAACCTTGCGCCCACTTTCAGGATTATGATTAATTATTTTAATATCTCCATCCATGTATTCTTTTTTCCATGCATAGTAATAGGTCTTTACTGACATCTTGGTTATCTTAAATTCTCTTGCTGCATCTGCTATTAATTCATCCCTGTCTTTATCATCATTTTCACTAAAATACACAAAGCATTTTTCTTTATTGGTTAATCCTTTACCCACTTTTCCTCACTCCTAACCTTAGCTATTTAATATCTCTGACAGTATCTTGGTTTTCTCCAGACCTTTTTTCACTCGTATACTTGAAAATGTATTCTCAATAGGCTGGCACATCTCATGCATTAATCTATCTGCGGTTCTGCCTATTTCCGTATTGCAATCCCTGTCATATCTCTTTTTTAATTGACTCATTGTCAGATTTGATGTAATCACAAGGGGTTTCTTTTTCCTGCATCTCGAATCCAATATTTGATACATGGTAGCCCTGGACCATTCGGTATTGTTCTCTACTCCCATATCATCAATGATTACTAAATCTGCATTGTCCAGGCAGTTTAATATACTTTGGATTCCTTCATCTCCATACTTTCCGAAACTGCTTTTTATCCTGTCCAATAATCCAATAGCTGAAACACATACAACTGGTATATACTGCTCCATAAGTGCATTTGCAATGCAACCGGACAGAAATGTTTTTCCGTTGCCTGGATTTCCATAGATAAGCAGTCCTACATTCTTTTTCAAGGCTTTTTCCTTGAAGGATTTCACGTACTTTATCCCTAGGTCATACATTTTCTCATTACCCAAAGTGTGGTCCCAGTTTTCAAAGGTAAACTCCTGGAATTCCTTTGTCATAAGGCTGTTATTGAACATCTGCTTGAGTCTTATTTGCTTATTCCTGGCATCAGATATTCTCTTGTTTTCTTCAAGAGCTTTTCTCCTGCATTTACACATTCTTGGCACTATATAATTTCTTCCAAGCATCCTGATTATCTTACCTGTAGGCTCTCCACAAACAGGACAGTTCTCAAGTTTTGACTTAGAAGTGGAAACCAATGCCGGAGCTGTCGACTCCATACTCTGCAGGTTGTTTTGAGTTTCTAACATTGCCTTTACCTCCTTCAATCTTAGATTTTTCATACTTCCAGAGCTTTTTTATGGGTCCTACACAGTAGCAAAAAGAATTTATTTTATCCTCAGGTATATCTGACTTGAAGTTGTCAAAAGCATAGTCTATGCCCTTGAGAACTGTTTCGAGGATCGGTACCTCTTTGCAGACTTCCTGAGCTGCTTCTCTTTCACGGGATTTTAATTGCGGATCAAGCTTACCTGATTTTTGGCAGAAATAATCCAGTACTGTAACCCAAGGCTCCTTTTCTTTATTTTCTTTTTTAGTAATAGTATTATCTGTATCTGTGTCTATTAATGTGGCACGATCTACGGAAGTATCTCCGGCACGACCTGCGGAAGTACCTGCGGAAGTAACTGCGGAACTCATTTCCGTGGAAGTTTTTTCCTCGGAATTCATTTCCTTAGGTTGTTCCGGGGAATTACCATCAGTATTCGAGAACGGTACCCGTTTTGCTGATGAATTTTTATTAAAACAGTTTATGCCTGTTTCAAAAGATATAATTGTATATATGGGAGCTCTTCCTCCAACTCTACTTCTGAAATCAATTCTCCCTTTTTGTTTTAACTCATTTCTTGCATTTCTTACTCCCCTGCCTGATAAGCCTGTCTTAATACTTAACACCGATTCGGCTACCGTAAATGTTTCTACCCATGCAGCTTTGTTGTTTATGTGCATTAATGCGTACCATAGAGCAACTGCTGATGTCGATAGTTCGTTTAGTTCGAGCCAATCATAGAAAGCATTAATTTCACTTATATATTTCATGTGAGCACCTCTCAGGAATTTTAAATCAGACTGCTAGGTCGGTACCAACATATCTAATTTAAAACTTCTAAATTTCTTGTTTTATTAAAATAATTCTATATATAAGTCTCTATCGGCTACACGAGTTGGTACTCCTGTTAGCCTTTCAATCTCTTCCTTAAATCTTTCTGTATTACTATTTCCATCACTTAAATGTAATAGTGTAATTTCTCTAACACTGCTTAAGTCTGTTTCTTTTAAAAATTCCTTTACGTTTTCCAAACTAAAATGAGATTTTAACAATCTTCCTGCCAATACAGGATGTATTAATCCCTTTTCAATATTTTGTTGAAGTATATCTGAACTGTAGTTACATTCAATCATAATGTGATTCAGTCCTGAGAATTTATATCTGCAGTAATAACTGTCTGTTATAAACAACAACTTTCCCATATCTTCATGCTGTATTAAAAATCCCAAAGGTTCTACAGCATCATGTTTAGTTTCAAATGGCAATACTGTAAAATTACCTATATTGCACTGTTCCTCACTTTTCAAAAATCCTAATCTGTAGGAATTAACTGCACAATCATCAATGTCTAATTTTTGTGAGGTACCAACACTGGTGTATACATCTATTCCACTGCTGATTAACTCCTTAACAGCCTTACTGTGGTCTTTATGTTCATGGCTGACCAAACACCCTACTATATTACTTAAATTGAATTTGAGCCCTCTCAGGATTGTTTTATATGGTAATCCACATTCAAGCATCAATGTCTCTTTTTCATCCTGGAGCAGATAGCAGTTACCTGCTGATCCACTCCCTAGTACTTTAAGTTTCATTAGAATCCCGGACCTTCCAGTATAGTCTGCTGCTGTTCATTTTTATCCTGGTCTTTAGCTGTATCCTTAGGTTCAACATCAATTACTTTGTTGCTCTCTTGAGATTTTATTTTTTCTTTATCCTGATTCTTTTTATTAGAACGTTCTATATCCAATGGTTCTTTATTAGCCTTATCCTTTATTTCTTCTTTAACTTCATATTTAACATTGTCAACTATATCTTTTTCATCATAGGTCTTGTCTGTATTGTTAAAGGCTTCAATTAAAATATCACTGTCATCCGATGTATTGGCATACATCTTACAAGCTCTATTGATTACTGTTTTCTTTGCCATTTCATCTGTGAAATTATTATGGGCTGTAGATTTTCCACTTTTGTAGGCTACTCCTTGTCCCCATGCTTTTTTAATCTGTTCCATATTCATAACCTCAGCATGAATTGGACCACTCTCTCCAAGTACTACTGCAAAGGCACCTTTGATTTTTGTAATATCAATATTTTCAAACTTGGGATTGAACTTGCTGATTTTAAGCGTTGCTGTATTCAAATCATAGGTCTGTTCAAATTCATCACCTTCATATATGCAGTAGGCTTTGACATCCTTAACACCCTTTAATCTCTTTGTAACTGCCACAGTTCCCATATAACTTCTCATTAACTGGAGCTGGTTTCCATAAGCTACAAAGTAACACTGTTTCTTGGCCGGGCTTAATCCCTGAAGGCACATATCATAAAGTGACCCTATTATTGAATTCTTTGTGCATACATCCAGTGCCAGTTTTCCACTTCTATCTTTAACTTCCTGAAGCTGCAGCCATGCACTGTTAAGTGCATTTGCTACAGAATAGTTCTTCGGAAAAGCTATGTCATTATTCTTCCTAAGTTCATTTATCTTTAACGTTACTTGATTTAAAGCTTCTTCTTTTGCCAGTGTCAGAGCTGTATTTTCATTACTCATTTACATCAAATCCTCTCTTTCAGTTTTATTAGCTTGCCATTTCTGCTTGGAATGTTTCTGTATCATTCTTTATCCTTAATTTTTTATCACTGCTGCTTACAACTAAATTCACTATCTGGCTTTCAGTGTCTATAAGTTTTGTTGTACTCTCACGGTTATCTATGAATATTGGTGCTTTGATTCCATAATAATTTGCCAGAGTATTTATAATATCTATACCGGCATTGATCTTTGCTCCTGAATTAAGATTTGTTGAGAATGGAACACCATCAACGAGTGCTTCACAATCTTCATCAATTCCTCCATTAACCTGTGTTTTAAAAAATCTGAACTTAACATACTTAAATTTAGAGTTAATACTTGATTCCATAAGTTTTACCTTAGTTTTTATAAATTCATCACACATGAAATCCTGATTTTCTAAATCTGCAATCTGCTGTGCTAAATTTTTTTCTTTATCCATGAGTTCCTTGATTCTAGCTTTTGTCTTAAGATTGATTTCCTTATAGGATAAATCCTTATTAACTTCTTCAAGTTCATTTTGAAGTTTTACCTTTCTCTCTCTGAGATCCTGTGTCTGTGAATTTACCTCAACTGGTTTAGACAGTTCAGATTCTAGCTGTTCAATCTGCTTAAGCGTTTCCTGATATTCTTTATTTTCATCAAGATTTATAGTTATTTTGAAATTATCCAATTTACTTTGAAGTTCAGCTTTTTTATTATTAAGAGTTTCAAGTTTTTCATTTGCATTTTCAATGAAAGATTGATTTTTAGATGCTCTCTCCTGATACTTCTTAAGATCATCAGATTTATCCGTTCCTTTCTGACTTATATCCGTTAAGATTTTAGCTTTATTTTGATTGAAATTTGCTTCAAGCTCCTGTCTGTGACTTTCAATATCCTCTTCATCAAAAGGTCTTTTGCATAAAGGGCAAACTTTAGCATTCTCCGGAAGCTCAAATACCTTTTTATTTTCATCAAACCACTTGGCTCTTAAATTTTTAACATCTGTCTCTAAACTCTTGACCATTTTAAGATTATTGTTTTTCTCAGATTCAAGAGATCTTATATCAAATTTGAGTTCAGCAATTTCTCCATTTAAGCTTGTTAACTCCTGTGATATGTCATCTTTCCCACTTTCAGCCTTTGATATCTCTTTACGTTCAATATCCTTCAGCTTCGATTTAAGTCCATACAATTTATCCTTCTTGTCAAACAATTCATCATTTATCTTTGAAGTGTCCATGAGTTGTGCATCTATACTTTTTATACCTGAAACAATTCCTCGCTTTCTAAAATCTAAGGCATCAAAGTCAATATCCTCTCTCAGTTCTCTTCTCTTTTCATCAACTCTTGGTGGAATTGAATCTTTATCCTTAACTAATTTTTTCTTTGAAGCACTTATACTTTTCTTGATTTCTTCTATAGTTTTATTCTGAATTAAATCATTTAGTGGACTTAATTCTTTCCTTGAGTTAATTACGCTCTCATCTGTAATCTCTCCTATGATATCCATAAGTACTTTTTTTCTATCCTGCCATTTCATATTGGTTGAGAAATATAGAGGATTTGTTATAAGTTTGAATATATCCTCCGGAATAATATTATTGATTTTCTGCTTATACTCTTTTTGCTTCTTTGGAACATCATCAATGTAGTACGTAGTGGTTACTCCTTTAAGTTCTGCATCAGGCTTTCCTTTAGGATTAACCCATTTTTCCTTTAGAAGCTTTTTCAAAACAACATTTACTCCATCTATTTGAATTACTGCTTCAACTTCCGTTTCAAGCATGTGAATTACATTATTATTTTCATCAAGTGGCTGAACATCAAATTTGCTTCTGTCCTGACTATCCTTGTCAAAGAGCAGCCATGTAAATGCATCAAATATGCTTGTCTTTCCTGTGGCATTGTCTCCGTAGATATTGGTTATGTTTGAAAAATCTATGTCCAACTCTTTTATACCCTTGAAATTTCTAAGACTTAATTTCTCTAAAAATATTGATTTACTCATAATTTTCCTCCCATATTTGATTTTTCTCTCATCCTCGTGTAGAATGAGAATAATGTATTTTTATTTTTGCCTTTTTAATTAAAGGCTTTCTTTTTTATATCTATCTAAAATCTTTAAATATTCTTGATATATATCATCTGCAATCCTTAAACATGGTGCTACTTGACCGGAACGCGTTAAAAATATTTTTGCAGTATCATCAATTACTACAATGTTATTTTTTTCAACAAAGTCCAACATTCCATCATTTTCTGAATAATCTTTTATGCAAGCGTGAGTTTGTGGAAAACTTTCTTCAGGATTTACAGTTATTCTTGCTACTACCGAACCATCTTCAGTATCAATCAATGTTAACGCTATATTTTTATTGTCTGATTGTGTATATAAACCAACATCCAAATAACAGTTCCAATCCTTATATTTCAATCCTTCTCTTAATCTATTCATTTACATCCCCCAATTCCTATCTAAGTAAATTCTTAACCTGTTCATCTGTAGCAGTGTCAATCTCTCCAATCGTCTTACCCGTTTCAGTATCATATAATTCATCTCCATCAAGTTCTATCGCATTACGCTTAACTTTGCCTACTGCTTTCCAAAAAGGATATCCGGCAAAATAAGCTTTCACTATTATTTCTGCATTTCTTAAGTTAAGGTCCATATTACTCACCTTCTTTCAAATACTCATTAAAACCTTTGAGCTCATTATTGCTATAGTAAGCATTTGTTTTAAACTTGTCCTTTTACCAAACTTAACTCTGTTTTCTCTTATATCATCAGTGGTAATCTGTAGTATTTCTTTAAAATCTTGTTCAGATACCTTGATTCCAAGTTCTTTAAGTAGTTGTTTTATCATGCCATAAGCTCCCTTCTGAGTAACTCCAGTGCCCTATTAATGCGATTCGAAATTGCCTGTCTAGTTATCTTTTCTTTTTTACTTATCTCTCCTTGGTCAAATCCATAATAATAGTAAAGTTTTATAGTTCTCTTTAAATGAGCTGGAAGTTTATCCAGTAACAAATTAACCTCTGTAGCAAAAAATCCATACTCCTCACTTTTCAATAAATCCATATAAGATACAGTTTCACCCTCTTTTAACTCAACATTTAAGGAAATAGGAGTGTTATCTTTCTTAAATTTTCCCCTTGCACTAGTTAAGTTCCATGAATCTTTCCTCATAGCATTGTATATTTCAGTTCTTATATACTTTGATGCAATAGTTGAAAATCTATATCCTTTGCTTTCATCAAAAACTTTAGAAGCCTTTATGAGTCCTATAGAACCAATCTGAACTAAATCTTCTAAGCTGTGCCTATAGCCAACTCCTTTGTGTTGTTTGAGAGCTATACTATAAACCAACCCCATATGGTCCTCTATATTAATCCCCTTATTCATTAGCTTCCCTCCTTATTTTTTCTTTGACTAATTTGTCATGTGCAACTAGATGAATGCATCTGTCCTTTTCTCTGGTGTCATGCTCTATAGCATATTCCAATGCTTTAATCTGCATATCCAATTCTGCGTTGTCCTCTGGAATTATTACCTCTAACACTTTTCTTCCTCCTTTTTGCTTTATTTTAAAGGTTTTTACATATTTTTGTAGAATTATCACCCTTATGAAAGGTGGTGATTACTATGAATTTACTTCCTGTATCATCAAGGCGAATGAATGGCGTTGGTTATGAAAATGGCGTAATGTACATTCAGTTCAAAGATGGATCTATTTACGCTTATGAAAATGTATCTGAATCTGAATATCAAAACTTTATAAATTCTTCATCTTTAGGTTCAGCTTTATCTACATTTGACAAAATTCATCCATACCACAGAGTTTAATTTTTTAGTGGTGGCTATCGTATTTAGTCATCACTTCCTATTGGTATTCCTATTTTATCCTCTACCAATTTGATTTCAACATCTGTAATAATCACAGTACAATGCGGATTATAATTATTTTTAAGATAATCTACTATTGGATTGCACAATTCTTTTAATGAATTAATCTCTTCAATTTGTTTACTCACTTTTCTTCCTCCTCTCAATTTCTTTTTCTACTGCAGCAATTTTGCTTTTTACCTTTTCTCCTCTTTTGAGTTCTATTCCAAGGCAAACTTTGGCCATAGTTAAATCAAATTCGGATGCTTTCTTTAAGCCAGTTTTAAATTCTTTACTGTTCAATGCTTCTTTACTCCATCTCATTCGCTCACCCTCCCTATGCACTTGCACCACTCAGGTATTACCCAAGAGTCATGGCAATCTGCTACAAAATCATTTTCAGGTACAACCATGTGTCCATTCATCTTCTTAGCTTGATCTGGCAATGTACCAGTTAATTTTTTATATCTCTTAGAGGTAAATACATATTTAAGTCCCTTTCTGAATCTTTTGCCCATCCTCACTCCTCCTATAAAATTCTCTTTTCTTCTGAAACTTTTTCCAACCATAGATCTAGTTTCTTTTTATTTATCAAAAATTTATTACCATTTCTAAAGCAAGGGAAATCAGAATTTTCAGCATGCACAAGTTCCATAAGTTTATCTCTTCCTATACCTGAATACTCTTTGCATTCATCTATTGTCATTGTTGGTTTATTAATTTCTTTTAAAGCTTCTTGTATTGCATCCCTAATTATAGTTTTAAAGCTCTCATTCGCCTTTACTTCCATAAATAAATACCTCCTATCTATTTAAGATTTTTCTGAATACAAAGTTTTAATTCCTGAGAGTTTATAGATATTTCATCCAAAGTTTTTATTATGGACTTCAATTTAGGCTTTTCATCTTCGGTAATAACTCCATCAGATGTTATGTCTAGTAAATCTCTCCTAACATCATCAATATTTTTTAATGAAGCCAATACTTGGATAGTTGCTCTATCAATTCCCAATACTTTAAGTTGAGGTACTGTATACTTTCCTATAGGACACTGCTCACAGCAAAAATAATTTTCTAATTCAGGAGAATTATATATATCAGCCATCATCAATACTTCTTCTGGATATGCACAAATACTATCAAGTTCTATACGTGCAAGCCTTGTCCTGTCTATTCCAATTATTTCAGCAGCACCTTCTCTACTATTTAACTTATCATTTGTAGCTGCAGCTTCTATTCGTGCCTTATAATATATATTGTCTGCTGCTTTCGTAGCTTTTCTTGCCATTTATTTCACTTCCTTTTACCAGTAAAATTAAATTGTGGAATTATTATTTCTGTTTGTTATCTATTTGGCAACTTTATCATCAAAAAAAATATTATTGAAGAAGATAAAAGCGGGATCTTTTTTAAAAATTTTGCTGATTTTATACATTTCAGTCTCTGAAAAATCAGCATAACCATTTTCTTTTCTATTATAGGTAGATTCTGATATTCCAATCTTTTTAGCTATATCAGATTGTTTTAAATTATGTTCTACTCTTAGTCCTTTTAATTTAAAATTAGCCTTTTTCTTTTCCAATACTTTCACCTCATTCCTTTTGTTATCTATTTGGTAACTTTATTATATTATACGTTTGGCAACTTGTCAACGATTTTTAATAAAAATCTTTTATTTTTGGCAACTTGGTTGTCGTTTTTGGCAACTAGATGGTATTATAATTTTAAAGAGGTGTTATTATGGCAACTTTTAATAAAAGAATGAAGGAACTGAGAGCTGAAAAAAATATAACTTTAGAAGAGTTGGCAAAAGTTTTAAATACAACAAAATCTACTTTGTCAAGATATGAAAATAACTTAAGAACTCCAAATGCTGATTTTATAAATCAGTTAGCTAAATATTTTAATGTGTCTGCTGACTACCTTCTTGGTAATTCAGATATTAAAAAGCCAAGTCTTGAGAGTGATATTCCTCAGGAGTATACAGATAAATATAAAGTTACCAAAAAAGATATTGAACAGCATGACGAAGTTATAAAACATGCACAAGCTTTTATGATGGATGATGAAGTTGGAGAGGAAGATAAAGAAAAGCTTGTTGCAGTAATCAATAAACTTTATTGGGATTCAAAAGCTAAAAACAAAGAAAAGTTTGGGAGAAAAAAGGAAAAATAAACGAGGTGTTTTATATATGATAAATATTCATGCACGAGTAAAACACCTTATCCAAAAATATGATACAAGAGATCCTGAAAGAATAATTAACTATTTGGGTATAGACTTACGGTATGAAGATATAGGAGAAAAAGCTAAGGGGTTTTACATTAGTCTAGTAACAAATAAATATATAGTTATTAATAATAAATTAGATGAACATGAGAAAAACATTGTATTGGCACATGAATTAGGACATGCTTTGCTACATTACCATAAATCCACATGTTATCTAAGAGAATACACATTATTCCCGAGAGGTAGAATTGAAAATGAAGCTAATAAATTTGCAGCTGAATTATTGATTGATGAAAAAAATATTGAAAAATGTTATATAGAAGGTATATCTATAAAGCAATTAGCTTGTTATTATGGAGTGCCAAAGCAATTAATTAAATACAAATTTAATTATTAATAGAAAGACGGTAAATTTAATGCGTTTTTTTAACCACAAGATATTGAATAAAATATACAATTTTTTTATTGTATTTCTTTCACTTTTAGCAGTTATTTTATGTTTCTTAGACTTAGTAAACAAAATAAATATATCTATAAAACCATATAATTATATAGACAATGTAATCTTAATTGTTTTTACAATTGATTACTTCACAAGATTTATAATTTCTAAGAATAAAAAGAAATTCTTTATAAATAATATATTTGATTTAATTGCTATAATTCCTTTTAGTTCAGTGTTTAGAGCTACTAGGCTTCTTAGATTTATAAAACTAATTAGATTAACTAAATTTTTTAGACTGCTAAGGCTTTTGGCTTTTATGGAAAAGTTTAAAAATCATGCTAAAAATTTTCTATATACAAATGGATTAATATATTTAATATATACTAATTTAGTAACCATAACAGCTGGAGCGTTCTCTATATACTTCTTTGAAAAAGGAATAACTGTAAAATCTCTAGGAGATGCTTTTTGGTGGAGTTTTGTCACAGCAACTACTGTCGGGTATGGTGATATATCTCCAAAAACTACAGCTGGAAGAATAACTGCAGGTGTTCTTATGATAATGGGTATAGGATTCATAAGTTTACTTACTGGTACTATATCAACGTACTTTATAAATAAAACAAGTAATCAACATAGTGGAACTTCTTTAAAACAAAATTATGAAGATCTTCCAAAGGAAGCTCAAAATGAAATTGAAAATTTTATTTCTTATATAAGAAATAAATATAAATAGTGTATCAGTATAAATTTACCAAATACAGATTATACTAAATTATAGGAAGGAATGAATGTAATGTCTGATACAGATAAGATATTAAAACAAATTTTAAAAAGTCAGGAACAATTCCAAAAATCTCAAGAGAAAATACAAGAAGATATAGGATTAATCAAAACTCAGCAGAAAGAACATGGTGAAATATTATCCGCACTAAAATCTGCCTCTGAATTCCATAAAGCTGACGTTGACAATTTAACTCACCAAATCGCAGAGACTCAAGGTACAGTTAAAAATATGTCTGATAAAATGGATAAAAATTTCTCTGACTTAAATGAGACAAATAAATCCCTGCTTGAAATGTATGGTACTCATGAAGCAGAAATAAGAACTTTAAGACGTAAACCAGTTTAAAAAACATTTATAATAAAAATTAATTAGGAGTATATCTCCTATATTTTTTGATTTTATAGCGAACATAAGTTTGTATTTAGGAGGTATTAAAATGGCAAGAAAAACTAACTTTGAAGTTAACGGTTCTCAGTATTATAGAATTACAGCTGTAATTGGTCGCAACAGTAAAGGCTCATTAATAAGAAAACAATTTTATGGGAAAACCAAAAAAGAAGCTGAAGATAAGAAAAATGAATACTTAAATGGTGTAAAAAGTGGTCTAAAGTTAGATTCTCAAAATATAACCTTAGGTGAATTAATGCACTTGTGGTTATTTGAAGTAATTAAATTAAAAATAAAAGCTTCTTCATTTGAAAAATATGAAGGCATATATAGAAATTATATTAAAGATACTGCCATTGGAATATTAAAAATATGTGATTTAAAGAGTATACAAATTCAAAAATATTACAACAAATTACATGAAAATAATAAAAGCAGTAATGTAATAAAAAACTTAAATAAATTGTTAAAACAATTTTTAAACTATGCCGTAGATGAAGGTTACATTATAAAAAATCCTTGCTGGGGTAATAAGATAGTTATACCAGAACAAAATATTGCTAAAAAAGATGAAATAAAAATATTTACAGATGGAGAAATTTCTCAATTAGAAAAAGTTCTAAGAACTAGTCGATTAAAAGGCTTGATATTAACAGCATTAACTACAGGGTTAAGACAAGGTGAGCTTCTAGCTCTTACATGGGATGATATAGATTTGGATAAAGGTGAAATAAGTGTTAATAAATCTATAAAAAGAGTAAACATCATAAAATCTGATGATTCAAAAGAAAACAAAATATTGATTCAACCACCAAAAACTATAAATAGTAATAGAGTTGTTCCTATTCCATCAGAATTAATCCCAATTTTAAAACAACATCATTTGAAACAGAAATTAGAAAAAATTAAAGCTGGTGAAGAATATGAAGATAAAAATCTTGTTTTTCCTACCGCACTTGGAAAACCTATAGATGCCAAAAACTTATTTAGAAGCTATAAAAACTTATTAATAAAAGCAGGTATAAAACATAAAAAATTTCATTGTTTAAGACATACTTATGCTTCAAAATTATTTGCAAACAATATTCCACTTAAAACTGTACAAGTTTTGTTAGGCCACAGCAATATAAAAACAACTGCAGATATTTATACTCATGTAATGCCTAAGCAAAAAATTGATGCTGCAGAAAAATTAAATTCTATATTAAGACTTAAAAGTAATTAA